GGCTACTTGAGGCTTCGCCTCAATGTCCATATACTTCACGATCAATTCATATCCATCCGATCTAGGAACTATCGTCACATCCCTTAAATTTGGATTCGCTTTATGTCTAATCTCTCCGGTTGTCACGTCTAATTCTTCTAACAGTCTTAACGGAGTTAGAAACTCTAAACTAGACAACTTCAAATATTCTGCTTGTAGCCATGTCTTTGAAATTGCTTGAATGTTGAATGTGACTTGATATCGACCAACCTTAATATCTTTATACTTAGGTGGTTTTGGGTGTCCTAGAAACTTCTTGGGATTCTTAGCATATGCCTTCTTAGCCGCAAAGAAACTGATCCATGATTTATCTAGAGTCCGTAGGACTCCTTGAGCTATCTTCGCTGGCAATTCAGTGTAACACGATGCTCCTTCATCTTGAAGTTGCTTCTGTAACTTAGGATAAGATAGATATTTTTTGTTAGTTATATAAAATTGTTTTATTCTAAAATTCGCTTGATTAAATAAATTTTTAGCATTCCAACAAATAGTATCGCATTCAGACCAAGCCTTAGTCCCAGGACTAATAAAATACTTGTCTATCTTGTAATTGTGCTTGATCTTAGTCGTCATAAAAGTATTTAGCAAATTCCTTAAAATTATTTTTCTATAAATCTCTAAACTATTCTATATTAAATATACTTAAATAACATACATGGAGCATAGAATTGTTAATATGGACCATTCGGAAAAAATGAAACCAGTTCTTTTTAATGGAGTAAAATATAAATCTTTAACAGAAGTTGGAAAGAAAATTAACAGAACTCAGCCCCGGATAAAACAAATAATGGAGGAAGAGGTTGCCAAAGGAAATCCTCTTTTCAAATATCTTTAAGAAAGGTCTTGACAAGTTATTAAAAATTTGTTATATTAGAAGGAATTCATTAGAAATCAAACAAAAGGAAATGATATATGAGCGAACAAATTAAACCTGGAACTTTTCAAAAAGGAGAATTACATCCTGGATATGGAAAAGAACGTTCAGAAGAAACGCGCAATAAAATTGGAGAATCTAATTCTTCGGAAATAATTTTTGATGGAATTTTTTATAAAAATTTTAAGGAAGCTTCTGTGATATTAGGATTAACGGAAAAATCTATTATATCAAAATTACATAGAGAGGAGGATAAAGGAAACGACAGATACAAAAGATTAAATAGAAGAACACTTTCCGAAAAATTTATAACAAAAACAAAACCAATACTTTTCGAAAATGTAGAATATAAATCTATTAAAGATGCTTCAATAGCTATAGGAAAAACCGATACAAGAGTTAGACAGATAATGAAAGAAAAAACATCCAAAGGAATTGAAGGTTTCAAATATCTCTAAAGTTTTCCTAAGAATATTTTTAAAAAATTTTCCAAACATCCTCAATAAAGTTGAGTCTTTTCTTTTTAAAACAAATCTTATAATAAATAATTCTATGAAATTTCTACAGTTTTATAAATTATTTTCCGAAACTCCGATAAAGGAAGACCTTGATTCAAAAGGTAATCCAATACCTTCGAAAGAATCTATTAAAAAATTCCACCAGACTAAGAATAATTGTCGTCCAGATTATTCGAAAGATACTCTTAACAAAGCATTAAAAGCTTTCTATACAATTTCTCTAAAAATATCTAATGAAAAACTCCGCACTAAGTTTGCTGAAGTGATTTACAGAAACATGGGAAGTTTAGAAAATCTTTTGAAAAACATTCGAAAGTTGACCCAAGACTCTCTAAATAATTCTGAGCAAGAAAACATTGAAAAGATGCTCAGGAGATTTGAAAATGATTTATAGAAACATTAGACCCTGGCCGATTACAATTGAGAACAAGATTTACGGAACAAAGTATGTAGTAGAGTCTCAAGGATTAACTCCAGACATTCCAGAAATTGTTGCTAGGGGTTATAGAGGGACATTAGTAGAGGTTCCTAATGCTGGTCCTAAAGTTATTCCTACTATTAAAGTTTTGAGAAATGATGGAGAATTATTTGAACAAAATACTTCGGTGATTCCCAATGAACTTTACGAAGAGATTGTAGATAAGCCTTCGGAAAATACTGAGCAAGTTCTTAACGAAACTAAGAAAGGACGCGGAAGACCTAAGAAGATTGTCTAGTGTTTCCTGCAATTTTAGATTACCTTTTCGAAAAGTATTCCGGAAAGATTTTTAATATTATTCTTAAAGAGATGTTTGAAGATTGCTTGAAAGAATTGAGAAAATATTCAGAACCAACATTTGAAGAGCTTTTAGAATTTTCGGAAAACAGGATTCAAAATTTTCTCAAATGTTGTTATGAAGCTTATAATAATGCCGAGTATCTTTTAGAGGTGATAGATTTAGAAAAGGATTATAGAAAACTTGAGAAAGAGTTTTTGAAAAAGTTTTCTGAAAAATCTAAATAATTCTAAAAGAGGTCTATTATGAAATTTGCAGATTACATTGGAATGCTTGCGGAAAGTGTAGAAGAATTGACTTTCGAAAAGCTTAAGAAAGAACTTAAAGCTGGTAAGAAATTTCATTGGAGTAATAAGGGATATACGATTGTTTTGGATAAGAATGGTGATGTCAGTATTGTTTGGGATTTGGGTGGTCGTAAAGAAAATTCCGAAGGTCTTGACGAAAGAAAGTTTAAAGTATATTCTAAAGACATTTTCGAAGCTGGGAAGAAACTTACAGAAGCGGAAGAAAAGAAAGAATATATATTTCAAATTTCTGGATACTTTGATGGAGATACTTCAAAAAAGATTCAGCATAAAGATGTTAAAAGTGCCGTGTTAGATTCTATTATAGTTGGCCGGGAATTTAAGAAAGAATTTCCGAAAGCTGTTGTATTTGGTGTTATGTATACTGGCAAAGATTTGAATGAAGCTAAAGAATTAGATAATGACAAATATTTCGCAACTAAAGTTAATGTAGATAAGTTGGTTGAAACTCTTAAAGCCCCATTATCTACAAATGTTAAGAAATTGAATCCGAGAGAAAAGGAAATGTTTGAAGGGTTTAGAGATATTTTTTCGAGGATTATTCTTTTAGGAAAATATCCAGGAGAATGCACAGAAGTTGAAGGAGAAATTTTCGAAAAGTTAGGGTTCAAAGTTTCCGGAAAGACTAAGGAAGGGGTCGAGACAATTTACACTAAGATTTCGAAATAGTTTCTTAAAAACAATTGAAAATATTCTTAAAGGTTCTTCGAAAGTTGAGCCTTTTATTTTTGAAATAAATAGTTTTATGAAATTCTCAGAATATATCACAGAAGAAAAGCCAATTGGAATTAAGAATAAAGAACTTTGGTTTGATTATTTAAAAGATAATTTTTCGAAAGATCCTAAAGATCTGTATGTTACCTTTGTGTCGGAAGATAAGGTAGGTATAAATCCTAAATCAAAATGGAACACACCTAATGGAGTTTATACATATCCTTTATCGTGGGTATTAGAAGGAAATAAAATACCTTTTCGAGGAAGTTCTCCAAAAAAGATTAAAGTGTTGAAGGCTGTTTCTGATAAAGTATTGAATGATAAGTTTTCCGAAAAGGATTTAGAAAAGACTTTGGAAAAATTGACGCCAGTTGTAGAAAGCCTTTTGAAAACCAACGAAACGTTTCTATCTAGGTATGAAGATTTTTCTAATTTTATAAAAGATGTTATAGAAGAGTCAAATAATAAATCACCATTCGGAAAGATTTGGAACATTACTAGAAAACTTTCCGAAAATCCTAACAAGTGGTCTAAGTTACTAATTGATTTGGGTTTTGATTTTGTGGTAGATGATGGACATGGAATTATTCACGACAACGAACCCACACAAGCGGTATTTTTAAATCCAAAATCTTATAAAGTTATTGGCGAAGAATTTATAGATACTGAGAATAGATATGTTACAACTAATAAAGTATTTGATGTAAAATCTTTGAAAGAACTTTTAGAGAAATTTACTCCAGAAGCTGTTGGAAATTTTCTTTTGAATAATAAAGAATTGATTATGAAACTTTCCGAAAATAAGATTATAGACACATTTAAAGTTTTGGTTAGTGCTATTTTTGGAAGATTATATAATAGTGGCGCTGGTGCAAGAGTTATTGATAAAGTATTAAATCTATACAAATCATTTTTTGTTAAATTTTATAAAGCGGTTGGAATTACTGATTTTGATAGTTTATATTTTGTTCCTAAAAATGCTGTATTATCTTTTATAGAATCTTATCATGATATTTTTAAAGAAAAGATTTTCAAAAGTTTTCTAAAAGAAGATTATAAAATATTTGAATTTATAGGTTCTGAAGATTTTTATGATTATTTTAATGATGTTATAAAAGAATTATTAAAAGCATATGAATTAGGATTTATGAAAGAACTTTTGAAAACCACTAATTACAAAATATATTATGCAAACGAAACTTTATTCAAAAAAATTTATGAACACGATCCTAATTTAATTACCGTAAACTATGTTAAGAAAGCAATAAAAGACGAATTAAAAGAATCCTACAATCTATTAGAATCTGAATTCACGATTTCGGAAATAGACTCAGAAAAGATTTACAAAGTTTTCAAAGACTCTTACACAAAATCCACTGGACAATCTTGGGATTATAATAAGTTTATTCAAAGATCCGCAAATTGGAAGTTCTTTGGAAACACTGAAGGATTTGTAACTGTAAGAATTCAAAAGTCTGGGTTCTGGAAAATTACTTCTTGTGCTGGAAATCCTAAAGGAATTTTGAAAGGGCTTGAAGAATTAGTCTCTAAAAATGTTCCTCTTTGGACGGCAGCTACTGGAGAACTTTCGGAGATGCTTAAGAAAAAAGGTTTCATAGTTTTCAAAGGAATGCTCTACGGATTTGCTATTAAAAAGTTTGTAGAAGGGATAGATAAGAGTGTTTTCGGAGATGATATAGAAAAGGTAGAATCAGATGGTGGAATTATTTTTAACATAGATGGGAAGAAGTTTAAGAAATATTTCTGTTGTAATAAAGAATATCTTAAGTCCGCATTAAAGTCTGATAAAGTTCCGGAAACTGTTAAGAAAATTTTAGGAGCATTTTTATGAAATTCTCAGAATACATAGAGTTATTTGAAGATGTTCCGGTCGGGTTAAAAAATAAAGAACTTTGGCTTGATTATTTGAAAGAAAAGTATTCAAAATCAAAAGATCTAGACAAACTTTATGTGTCTTTTGTAAATGTAGATAAGATAGGAATCAATCCTAAAAGCCCTTACGACACTCCTATAGGCGTTTATACATATCCTTTAGAATTTGTATTAGAGGAAGAAGATGTTCCTTTTCGTGGAGAGATTAAACCAAAGAAAGTAAAGGTTTTAAAAAGACTTTCCGAAAAAGTTCTTAATGATGATTTGACAGAAGCTGAATTAAATCATTACAAGGACATATTAAAGAAACAATATAAAATAGATTCTGTAGAACTTTTAGAATGGAATAACAAAGCTAGAAAGAAAACGCCATTTGGAAAGCTTTGGAATATTGCTAGAATGTTTTCGTTAAAACTTTCTAAAAACAAACCAGAAAAATCTCCGAAAGATATGACTCCAGATGAATTGGCTGATGCGCTTTCTGGAGTCAACAAAAATCCTGCAAAAAATTCAGCAGTCATTTGGAACAAACTTTTAAGAGATCTTGGTTTCGATTATGTTCAAGATAATGGGTTTGGTATTATACATCCTTCAGAACCTACTCAAGCAGTTTTTTTAACTCCTAAAGCGTATAAAGTAATAGATGAAGAGTTTGTAGACACTGAAGAAAGATTTAAGCATACTCATAATAAAGAGACCAAAGATTTGATAGAAAAAATTTCAAAAGGTAGATGGAATTATCATCTTGTAGAAAAAATTTTAGAAGATAAGAAATATAAGTTTTTAAAGATAACAGATAGTGATGATGTGTTAGATGCGTTAGACTATACTATAAAAATAGATAATGGAATTCTTTTCGATAAGATTTTTAAATATTTTTTAAAAAACAATAAATTAGAAAATTTTGAATTTTATTTTAAAGGCGCTATAGAAGAAAATTATGATAATGAAAACCATTTTAAAATATTAAATAAGTTAATAAATTTGGAAGACGAACGAATGTATAGTAAAGAAATATCTTCTGGATATCTTACGAAACTTTCAATATATCTTAAAAGAGATTTAGAACATTCTCAATATGTAAAAAATAGAAAAGAAATAATAGATAGGCTAGAGGATATGGTAAAATGAAATTCTCACAATATCTACAAATAAACGAAGACAAACCAGTAGGAAAAAAGAATAAAGAACTTTGGTTAGAATATCTTCAAAAGAATTATAAACCAGATGATAATTTATTTGTATCATTCGTTTCGGTAGACAAAGCTGGAATCAATCCTAAAAGCCCTTACGACACTCCTATAGGCGTTTATGTGTATCCTTTGAAGTTTGCTATGACTGAAAATATACCCTATCGTGGACAGAACAAACCAGTAAAGATTAAAATAATTAAACCTACAAATGATAAGGTTCTTTCCGATGATATTTCCGAAAAGGCTTTAGAAAATTTGTTGGAAATCATTAAACTTAAATATAACATAAAAGAGCACCATATAGAGAAATGGTCTGATGAAGCACTGATAGATACTCCTATGGGAAAACTTTGGAATATTACTAGAGAGCTTTCAAGAAATGGTAATGGTGTAGGAGTAAATAATATGGTATCCCCTACAAAATGGACAAAAATTTTAATAGACCTAGGTTTCGATTATGTAGTAGATAATGGAACTAAAGTAATCCATTCAAACGAACCAACGCAAGCAGTATTTCTAAATCCAAAATCTTATAAAGTAATAGATGAAGAGTTTATAGATACTGAAGAAAGATTCAAACATACTAAGAATCCTCTATTAAAATTAGATAAAATATCAGAACAGAATTGGAACGAAACTTTAATATTAGATGCGTTAGAAGATAAAACTCGTTACAAATATCTTAAACAAAAAGATGGGGCGGATTTGAATGCTCTAGAAGCAACTGTTAAAGAAGGTTTGGAAGATCTTTTAGAACCACTTTTAAAAACAAATTTGTTCAACCTTTCCGAAAAAACTGAGAAAGGGTTGTATCTAACTGACCTAGCTTTCCGAAATGGTTCCTGGAATATTTTAGAAAAACTTTTGAAATTAGATGCCCCACATTCTTCCGAAGAAAAATATGCCGAAGATTATATATCAGATTATCGAGAATATATCAAGGCTTTAGAATTTGGAATAGCGACTAGAAAAACCGAACATAACAATGGTCCTCTTTTCAGATATTATATTAAAAATTTTTTAGATCGTGGGGAAATATATCTAGAAGATTTTCTATCACATCATCCTAAACTTGATTGGAAATATGGAACAGCAAATGAAGACGTAGTAATAAGTTTAATCAAAGATGTTCTAACTGGTTATAAAGCGATTTTCGAACCAGATACTCTAAAAAACTTTGAAAAACTTTTAGAAAATTATCCAGTTAAAAATAATCAAAAAGAAATTGCAAAAGCTTTCGACCATATATCTATAACAAAAGGAATAGAAACCATATTAGAAGATTTAGTAATAGCCGGTCTAAATCCTAAAGTAGATTCTGACCTAGGTAAAGATTCTATATTCTATAAAATTTGTGAACATGACTTCAAACCAGAAAGAAAACTAGAACTAATAGAATTCATGATACATCAACATTGGGGAACTAAAACTTTAATAAAAGCTATTCAAGAATCTGACTTAAAACATAAAGAACAAATCGTCCAATTGCTAGAAGGAAAATAATATGAGCAACTATCAAGAATTTTTGGCAGATCTTTTAGAAGACGTTTCCGAAAAGCCTATTAAAAAAGTTTCCGTAATATTTTCCGAAGAAATTCCAGGAAAAATTGATAAAGAAGAATCTAGAGTAGTAATGAAAAATAAAGATGTTGCAGAGGTTCTTGATAAATCTTTTCATCCTAGGTCGGACATTGTAGAACTTTGCTATAAACTTTCCGAAAACGATTTGAAAAAACTTGCGGGGAAATTTGCTGGGAAACTTGGTGGGAATTTTTCGAAAAGTAAGGATATCGTTTTTAAGATTGTTCTGAACCTTGGAGAAGATAAAGGGAATATTTGCTATAGCTATTTCTTTAATGGGGACTCGTTTGAACTATACCCTGACGTAGAACATTTTCGGAAAGATATTGAAAAAGGTATGGTGATTTCTGGGAAAGATTTGTCGGAAATTTTTGGGGATTTTTATAAATAGTTTTAGAAAAGTTTTGTGGATTTTTTGTCGAAGGTTTAGAGAAGTTTTTGAGAAGTTTTTCGGAAAAATAGGCGGAAATAAATGATAACAAATATGAACGATTTCGTTAGTTATATTAGGCTTATGCTCGGATCGCCAGTAGTCAACATCGAGGTCGCGGATGAGCAAATCGTTCAATTGGTGGAAGATTGCACTGATATTTTTTTAAGATATACATATGGTGACGCCACTTATAAAGATGCAATAACAATAAACATTTCCGCTGGCGTTTCTGCATATCAATTACCAAGTTATGTTAGTAATGTTTTAGAAATAAATGGAAATAATTCTGACGCAGACATAAATCGTCTATTTTCTGTCCAACATGAAGTATTATATAATCAATTTTATAATGGCGGCGTTGTTGGAAATGGTGGCGGAATGGAAGCTAATATGGGAGGAGCATATAGTATTGGATCTTTTAATATGTCAATGATGTATCTTGCCGATATTTCAAACACATTCATGAAGCAATATACGTGCCAATATAGCAATAACACAAACACGTTAAGAATTTATCCAACTCCTGAAATTTCTCATCCATCTATGTTAATAATATGGAGAACAGAAAATCCTACAGATTTGTATAATAATATACTTTTGAAAAAATTAGCAACCGCAAAAGTTAAAATATTGTGGGGAGAAATCCTTGGAAAATTTGGGCAGATTGGTCTTCCTGGTGGTGGAACGATTTCTGGTCAGGTGCAAATGGATCGTGGAGAAAAAGAATATGATGCGGCATTACAATCTATTATTCTTGAAACCACTCCGCCCTCTTTCATGGTGGGGTGAGTTTATTGTTTATTTTCTTGACAACCTAGATTAAATATGATATAAATAGTATTAGAATAAGTCTTCTGTAGCAGGTTTGATTTGTTCTGAAAGAGTAAAAACTTTCGCGCTACAGAGAACAAATCAAACCTCCAGGAGAATTTAATGATGGGTCAACCAAGACTAACACAGAAAGAATATTTCAGAAGACTTTTCGAAAAATTTCCAGAAAATGAAGAAAAGTTTAATTATGAAAATGCTCATTATGTCAACAATAAAAGCATTTTAGCTATAATTTGTAATAATTGTGGAGAAGAATTTCATCAAGCCGCACATAATCATATGCAAGGAAATGGTTGTAATCTATGTTATCATTCTATCACAAAACATGAAGAATATTTCCGAAAACTTTTTGAAATATTTCCAGAAAATTTAGAAAAATTTGATTATAAAGATGCACATTATACCTGGTATATTAAATGAAATGACTCTTATATGTAAAGAGAAAGGTCATATATTTCAACAAACTGCAAATAATCATTATCAAGGCGGTGGTTGTCGAGAATGTTCCCAGGCTCCGATATCAAAAGAACTATATTTAGAAAAACTTTTTATAAAATTTCCTGAAAATGAAACTGAATATGATTATGAAAAGGCTGTATATAAAGGAAATAAAATAGAAATTTTAATTAAACATAATATTTGCGGGATTGAATTTTGGCAACAAGCCGGAAAACACGCGATAGGTCATGGGTGCCATAATTGTTATAGCACTCCAAAAAAGACCACTGATGGGTTTATAAAAGATGCGAAATTAAAACACGGAGAGAAATATAAATACCATCTTGTGAATTATGATGGTAGAGACAAAGAGGTTAAAATAATTTGTCCAGAACATGGTGAATTTGACCAACTAGCGGCGAGCCATTTACAAGGCTGCGGTTGTCCAAAGTGTGTTGGAAAAAATAAAACAACAGAAGACTTTAATAAAGAAGCAGATGAAATTCATGAAGGAAAATATAAGTATCATTTAGTCGAATATAAAAATAGTAATACTCCAGTTAAAATATGGTGTCCGATACATGGAGAATTTGAACAACTACCTGGAAATCATTTGGCTGGACATGGGTGCGATGCTTGTGGAGGAACTAAAACAAAGACCACTGCCGAATTCAAAACTGAGGCTATTGCTATTCACGGAAATAAATTTAATTATGATAATGTTGTTTATATAAATGGAGATGTTGAACTTGAAATTTATTGTAATACTTGTAATAAATTTTTTATGCAGTTGCCAGAAGTTCATTTAAGAGGATGTGGTTGTCCAAAGTGTGTTGGAAAAAATAAAACGACAGATGAATTTATAGATGACGCAAATGAAGTTCACGATTTCAAGTATAGTTATGTGGATACTATTTATGAGAATTCCTATACAAAGGTTAAAATAATTTGTCCTAAACATGGAATGTTTGAACAAACCCCTACTTCTCATTTGCAAGGAAAGGGATGCTCTGATTGTAATACGTCTGTTGGTGAAGTAGAAGTAAGAAAAATATTAAAAAGGTTTCAAATTGATTTTGACACACAATATAAATTTGAAGATTGTAGAGGGCTAAAAAATAAGTTACCATTTGATTTTGCTGTTTTCGAAAATGGAGTCCTTCTTGGTTTAATTGAATTTCAAGGAGAACAACATTATATTATACCTTATTATAGTAGTGACCCAGAAAAGAATGAGAAAACTTTTGCAGATATTCAACGTTCGGACAAAATCAAGAAAACTTATTGCGAAAATAACGATATAAATCTTTTCGAAATAACTTATAAAGATTTCCTAAAAGGCATTAAGAATATAGAAAAAATGATTAAGCAATTCTTCCCGAAACTTTTCCCGAAACAACTTGAAATGTTTTACGAAAATCCTTATAAAAAGTTAAGCAAAGATTTCTCAAATGATATCGAAAAATTTCCAGAAAATATAGACCAACAGGATGAGGAAGAACTCTAATAAATAATTAAAAAAGTAGGGAACAAAAATATGTCTAAGTTATCTTTCGAAAAATTTCTCTTAAAAGAGTCTGCAAATGTTAATGTAAAAGAATTGACCAGTATTCTAAACACTGCTCAAAAATCTATTGAAAAAACTGAAGACAAAGATGATAAAGAAGATTTGGTAAAAGAGTTTGCGGAAAAGATTTTGAAAGTTTTAGAAGATTTGATAGAAAATTTTGCGAAGGAACCATCATACTTGACAAAAGAACAGGTAGAAGAAGTTAGGAAGATTTTAGATGAATCTGGAATAAAGCATAAGGAAGTTGAATCATATTTGACAGCATCTTTAGAAAGTGATAAGAGAAAGGCTTTTGAAGAAGAACATGGAGAAGATTCCGAAGATGATGATAAGATTGCTAAGAAGGCTAAAGAGAATGCTAAGGATGATGAAGAGTTAGAGAAAGAGACTGAGAAGGATTTGAAAGAGCTTGAGAAGAAGGTTGGTAGGAAGCCTAAGAAAGTTTTGTTAGGGATTGTCAAGAAAGAAGACGATGGAGAGGTTTTAGAAGCCATTGTGGGCGATACTGAACTGAGTGTGAGGGACATAGAGGGTTTGGCGTATAGAGAGGATGTAATGGCTGCTATGTTTAATGCTAGGGATTTGAAGACTCCTGCTGCGATTACAAAAAGAGTTAAAGATTTGAAGGGTGATGTAGTATATTTTTATGATGAGAAGAAGAAAGATAATGATAAAGAGTTTTGGAAGATCGTAAAGTATTAAAAAAGTTTGTTATGTTTTTCTTGAAAGGCTCTTCGAAAGTTGAGCCTTTTTTTGAGAATCTTTTCCGAAAGTTTTTAGATAAATATTTGGAAAAGAGGCTAAAATGAATATATCAGCTACTATTAAAACATCTGCCGTAAACATAGTAAATATTTCTGTAGATGGTTCTAAATATAATATTGTTTATGTAGATGCTGCTAAAAACTTAAATATTTTGCAAGGACATATTCCGTTTGATATTAAGGCTCCTTTTGGAACTGCTGCTATTATAAATTTCGCTACTAGTGCTGGAATAATTTCTTAAAGGGATTTTATGCCTTCTGCCGATCCAAACCAGACTGCGTTCTCTACTTCAAGAGTTCCTAGTCAAGTTTATTTCAACCATTTTAATTCGAATTATAACAATGAAAGATTTTTATATGATTTGTTATTAGCAGAAGCATATAACAAGCATGGTGTTTGTTGTTCATATATCAAAATTTCGTATGATATAAATTATGATAAACTCCTAAAAGAAGATAATAATAGAACTATAGAAAGACGTTTTAATCTTATGGCTTATTTTGATTTGCCGAGAGAAACTAAGACTTTTTCGAATGCCGGAATAGGTTGGTCTGATATTATAACAATATATGTTTCGAAAGCTCACTTCAACGTCGCGTCTACTTGTGATTCGTCTGGGAATTTATCTGCATATCCTTCTTATATTCCACAAGTTGCAGATTTGCTTGAAACAAGTTACAACGGCCTCCTGTTAGAAATTATTTCGATAAAAGATAGTGCTGAAATTTTCTTACAAGGAAAACATTCTTGGCAAATAATTTTGAGAGTCTTTAGAGACAAACACTTAAATGTTTCTCCGGATACTTCTGGAACAATGAGTGATTTGTTGCAGTATGTGAATCAGAGTGACGAATTTAATATAGGCAATTTTATAAACCAAGAAAATCAAACTATAGCATATCAACCAGCCATTTCAGAATGCCCTCCAAAAGATCCGTTTAATGAATGGTGGAATATATAAATACTTAAAAAGGTATTTATAATGCGTGAATGTAATCAATGTCATGAATTAAAAGACGAAACAGAATTTACCAAAAGAAAAGATTGTTTAGATGGTTTACGAAAAGTTTGTAAAGATTGTCGTCATAAAAATAGTAAAGAATATTATTTAGATAATAAAGAAGAAATAGACGCGAAACATAGAATTTATTCTGTTGAAAATAAAGATAAAAGAAAAACATATTATGAAAAGTATAGAAATGAACATAAAGATGATATGAAAAAATGGAGATTAAACAATAAACATTTTATACTTAATCAAAATAAAAATTATACAAGAAATAAAAGAAAAACAGATCCTAAATTTTTGATAATAGAAAGACTCAGATGTAACATATCAAGGGCGTTTAGATTATATTCCAAAAATGGTAAAACTAAGAGTTCTAAACAGTATGGAATAGATTTTAATGCAATTTTCGAAAAAGTTGGACCCAGGCCAGGAACAGGTAAAGAATGGCATTTGGACCACATTATACCTATTTCAATATTCAATTTAGACAATCCAGAACATGTTAGATTAGCACATCTTCCTTGCAATCTTCAATGGCTTCCTGGACTTGAAAATATTCATAAATCGGATGATATACTAAATTACGTTTATGACGATCCTGAACTAGTTTATATACTCAACATTATTTTTGGATATTACGAATGAAATTTACAACCTACATTAAAGAAAGTTCTCAAAAAAGTCTTAAAGAAAAAGAGCAAACGCTTAAAGCAAAACTTATTAAAAGGTTTAATTTTGATAAGAAAGTTACTATAAAAGAGCTAGAACAAATTGCTAAAGAGAATGATAAACCCCCGGAAGAAATTTTCGAAATGGTTTTTGAAATATTGAACCATTTTCTTTATAGACGTTATGAAAAGTTTACTGGAGATAAAGAAGAATTAAAATCTGGTTCAAAAGAAGAAATGGAACATACTTCAGAACCACTAATTGCCGAAATAATTGCTAAAGACCATTTGAAACAAGTTCCTAATTATTATTCATTGTTAAAGAAAATTGAACCAGAATAATAGATAAGTTCCTGTCTTTTGTTTTTATAAATAATTCTAAAAGGGGGAACATAAAAATGGGCGAAGACATGGATATCTTGAAACACTTTCAGCAACTTTTGGATAATCAGACTCGCTCTATTAACGACAGTAACAATGATAGATTTAATAGGATGGAGCAAAGGTTCAACAAAATAGACGAAAAACTAGACAAGATAGATACTACAATAAACAATCATGAAGTTCGGTTAGTAAAGATTGAAGACCATATAGAATATAACAAACCTGCTAAATTTGGATTTGAGAACATTTTGAAATATGGGCAACCAATTTTATTCTTAGCTTTTTTGATATTTTATTTAGGTGCTACTTTGAATCATACACAAACTACCGCTATAGAAAAATCTGCATCTACAACTTCGTCTCTGTTAAATGGAAATCTTCCATCAATTCCAGAAGTCACCAAAACAGCTAGAAGCACCACTGTAGTAAATACGAAATAAGGAAACGATGGAAGCATATTATTATCCAAGAACGTCTAGAAAGATTTTAGTAGCTTTTCTAGATATGTTTAATAATATTTCTGTTTATAATTATACTTCAGGAACTAGTAATGTAGTGACGCAAATTATTCCAGTTCCTTTGAAATATGGTGTAGCAGATAAAGCTTATTTGTTTAATCTTCAACAGCAATCAGGAAAAAAATATTATCCCTCTTTGCCATCGATTCTTGCATCTATAGATTCTTTAGGGTTTTCTCAAGATAGAGCAAGGTCCGTAAACGATGCTCGGGAATTTTATACGTCAGCTTTTGGAGATTCTTTTGTAGAAGATATCCAACCAGTTCCTTATGATTATTCTTTTCAATTAGAAATAGCTACGGAAAGCATGGATCACCTTTTTCAAGTATTAGAACAAATATGTCCTTTCTTTTCTCCAACTTCTTATTTAAGGATTCAAGAATTTGATTTTTTAAATTTAGAAAGAAACTTAAGAGTGGAATTGCTGGGTGTTACATTAGACCAACCTACAGAACTCTCCGAAGAACAATCTAGATATTTTAATGCAAAGATTTCTTTCAAAGTAGATGGGCAAATGTATAGGCCAATTTCCTATGGATCTATAATTAAAATTATCAATACTAATTATAATTTCGGTGCTAACTTAGGAGAATTTTATTCAACTTCTGGGCTGGCTAATTCTGCAACACCTCCTATTGGATTTAATTGGAGTTTTCCTGTAAACACTTCCGCAACTGGTTATGTGAAGGTTGATAATAATTATTTTGAAAATTGATAAATAATTTTGAATAATGGCTGAAAAGCGTCCTTCGGGAGATTATTAGAAAATGTTTTATAAAGGTTTTTCGAAATGAGTGGATTTAAGTCTGGTGCATTAGAGTTAAGAAAAAAAGATTCTTTACCAGTTAATGCCGATCCTTCAAACATTCTAATAGCAGTTGATACTCAGAATAGATTATACACCGTAGATGAAAATGGAGTTTATAGATATTTGTCTGCTGCCGGAACTTCTACGACTGGTTCTGTTTCATCAGTCGGAATAAGTTCAAATACATTATCGATTTCAAATACTCCAATTACAACTTCCGGAAATATTTCTGTGAATCTTTCTTTATTTGGAACTTCTGGAATATATGCAAAGATTTCTTCGGATGCTTATGGGAGAGTAATTTCTGGAACTACTTTGACTTCTGGTGATATTCCTGTATTACCATATTATCCTACAAGCTCTTCTATATCTTGGACTAAAATTTCAGGAACACCAACAACACTTTCCGGATATGGTATTACAAGTTCCGATAATCTGTTTGACAAGAAATATTTAATGTCTGGTGCATATCTCCCATTATCTGGAGGAACGTTATCTGGTCCAGGAAATTTGAGGGTTTCCGGAAATGAAATCGTAGCGGGAACAATAATTGCTTCGAATTTTTATACAGATGCCAACCAAAATATTTCTATTAGTAACCCAAATAATAATGGAAATAACAATATATTAATAGGGTCTCAAATGGGTATCAGTTTAACATCTGCTGCCACGTTTAATGTTTTTATTGGTCCGTATGCCGGATCGAATAATATATCAGGTAGTGGAAATGTATATGTAGGATCTTCTAATGGGCAAGTAAATGCCGGATCGAATAATACCTTCCTGGGATTTTCTGTTGGATATAATCAATTATCCGCGACGAATCTTTTATTGATAGATACTGGCGGTGGCCGTGGGTCGCCTGGTGCCGAATTGTCTAATAGTTTAATCGTCGGAACAGGTCACACTTTTCCATCTTTACAAACACTTTCCTTAAATGCTAATACTACCGTTTCTCAAAATCTAAATGTTTCCGGAACAACTACTTTAGGAAGTTTGAACGGGATTTTGAAAGGAACTTCAGGTGTTGTATCTATTGCCACCTCTTCGGATTTTCCTAGCTTTTCTGGATTGTATCTCCCATTGTCTGGAGGAACTTTATCTAGTCCTGGAAATCTAAATGTTTCCGGAAATTTTGTCGTAAAAGATTATATAAATTTTTATGGAAATAGTAATTCTAATATCGGGTTCAGTGCCGGAGCTTCTAATGTTTCCGGAAATTATAATTCAAATTTTGGGTTATCTTCTGGTCGTTTACAAACAAAAGGAGATTATAATACAAATATAGGATATCAAGCGGGCTTTCAAAATACTAGTGCTGGCGGAAATACAAATGTAGGAGCACAGGCAGGGTATAGTAATAATTTAGGATTTAATACAAATATAGGATTTCAGGCTGGAATTGGTAGCACTGGTGGAAATAATTTATTTTTAGGATACGCCGCTGGGTTAAATCAAACAAGTGCTAGCAATTTAATAATAATAGATTCTTATGGTAGAATAAACCAAACAACCGAACTTACAAATTCACCAATAGTTGCAAATGTCGCTTCCTCACCAAATAATCAAACGCTTTCCTTAAATGCTAACACTACAGTTTCACAAAAATTAAATGTTTCTGGAACAATTCAAACGAATCAGGCATCGAACAATAATGGAAATATAATTGCTGGAAATGCTGCATTAGGAACACTACAGGTAAATAATCTGTATTCTTGGTTCGGATATTCTGGAAAAAATACTAATAATGCATTTTGGCAAGGGCTCATAGCAGATAATAATGGAAATATTGCTATCAATGGGGCATCTGCTTCTACAATGTCTTTCCAATTAGATTCTAGCCCGAAATTATATATTACCTGCGCCGCGTTAACATCAACACTTCCTATTTTAGGGTTAAATTCAAGCACTGCTGGAAATGCTAATTATTGGCACCAAATCGCCGTGTTTACTATCGGTGGACAATATGGAAGTTTTGGTGCAACTATACAATTTACTAGTAATGGTGGTGCAGGCAATACAGGCACCGGCGCTTGGATTTGTGGGAATGTTTCCGTTAGAGGAAAACAACAAAATGCTATGACTGCCGGATTAGATGTTTGGGAAGCTGAATGTTCTAATCTAACCGGAATTACTCCTTCTCAAGTATTATTAGTAAAAACGACTGATAATTCTTCCGTAAAAATTGTCAAATTATATATTCAAAATCCTAATGCATTTGATACATTAAATGTTATTATGATAAATCCTACAAATGCCGTTTATGGCGACATGTCTATAAATTCTTCTTTGCCAGCAGGAACCCAAGCCGCAGCACAATGCGGATTATATGATAACCTTTCTACTAATATTTCATATATTCCAAGAAATCTAAACGTTTCCGGAACAATTCAGACAAATGCTGCATCAAATGCTAATGGAACGGTTATAGCAAATACTGCCGCGATCGGGACCGTCCCTGGGGTTACTCAAGCGTGGTTTGGATATTCTGGATTAAATTCTACCACAACAACAGCAATGGCGGGATTTAGAGCACTTCCGACAGGTGGTTGTTATATAAATTCTAATGGATCTGATTCCTATATTAGATTTAGGCCAAATAATGACCAAACAGTTTTAGAAGTTACTCCGACAAACGTTAATACAAATGCGCTTACAACAATTTCTAACAATCTAAATGTTTCCGGAGTAATGCTAGGAAGACAAGCATCACAAACGGCAAACACGAATCCATATAATCTTGGAAACATATCTCCATATTGGGTGTTCGCCAATACAACTAATGTGGTTATTAATTTGCCAGCATCTCCTAGTGTTGGGTGTGCTTTTTGTGTAGTAAATGCGACGGCGGATGGTGTTACTGTTCATGCTGGTTCTGCTATTATAAGCACAATATACAACAACTTCGCTAGTAGTGTAGCAATCGCAAGGCCTTCCTCTTTTTCAAATGGCCCATACAATTGGTTTGTGTATGATGGGACCAATTGGTGGTTTACTGGGTCTTTCCTTGCCAATTACTAATAATTTTTATACAATAACGTTAATACACAATCAAGAAGAAAATTTACAAAGTATTCTTGATGCGTATTCTAGACAATCATTTATTCCGGAATATTTTGTATTTGTATTAGATAGGTGTTGTGATAATTCGGAAAATATTATAAAAAAGTTTTCAGAAAACCATCATACAAAAATTATAAAAAATAATTTCGGAAATAATTTTATGGCAGGGTATTATAGAGATTTGGGAGAAATAGAAATACATAAAGAAAATAAAAATGCTAATATATTGTTTTTAGATGGGGATTGTATTCCTTCAAAAGATTTATTTTTAGAAGTTTCAAATATATTAAAAACTCCTAAACAAACGATAACCATTAATTCCAGATTAAATCAATTTGAAAAAGATTCGTCCGTTTATTTGTCGGATAGTAGAGTTGGAAATCCTTGGTTAAAAGATTTAATATTTGTCGATGGTAAAAACAATATAGTAAAAAATATGGATTTATCTAGATTGCGAATGATTACTTGGTCTTGTTGTTTAGGAATGAATTCTTTAGCAATAACTGAACTAAAGAATATTAACAAAAATCTTTATAATATAGAAAGAATATTTTCTCCGGCTTTTGATGGAACATGGGGTGGAGAGGATGATTTTGTAGGGTTATCTGCTATGTTGTTCGGAATAGATGTTGTAGCAATAAATCCGGAACATAACGTTAAACATATTTGGCATGAATCAAAATCAAATGAAGATTTTCTAAAAAACTCTAAAAAAGAATATGAAAAATTATTAGAATTGGCACATAAAAAAAATGCAACCGGCCTTCATTTTTCGAAAACCGATATGCAAAGTTATTCTAGAAAATATTTCGAAAATCTTCAGAAAGGCTATTTGTAATATTTTTTGGTTATAGCATATACTATGCTTGTTTGAATATATGTGTATGCGTTATATGTCTTTAATCCCATGATTGCCGTTCTATTCGTCGTCCGTAGATCTAAGCATCCATTTGTCCCATTGTTTATTGGTAGGAAAATTGTAGTATCAATAGAAGAATTGACCCCGTACACAAGCTCTTCAGCCCCGCAATCATTAACCGATATGCTTAATGTGTCTGGAAGATTGTGTGTCTTTTCATGAATGAATGCTCCGAATAATTTTTTTGAAATGATTGTGTCGTTAATCTCAAAACTAGTATCATGGTTTAATGTTTCTACTTTTTGCCAATATATTGAGAAAAACATTCCAGTTGTATCTTCTTTCGTTGTGATGGTGTCGAAAGTAACGACACTATCCAAATGCTTTACAACGCTAGAATAAAGACTAACAGAAGTTCCATTCAAAGAAAACGCATACCAAGGGATAGTCAAAGTAGTATCAAGATCCGAAAGAATTTTAGTAACAAATCGGCTAGAATCAAACTTAAAATTTCCTACCTTTGCAGTAACTGTGTCAAGATCTTTCGAAAAAGCTACTACAGAATCTCCATGTTTGATGATAGACACTGCTGAATAAAGATAAGAATTATTTCCGAAACTTGCCGAATCATAAGCAGTATAAACAAATCCGCTATAAGAACCTGAATAAGATCTTCCTAGGACGGTGCTATAATAGTTGCTAGGATTTGTATAAACATTAAACCAACCAACTTTAACAGTATCTCCTACAAAAGCATTAGGAACAGTTACATCTACATTTCTTCCTACAATATACTTAGGACCAAGAACCCCAATCCAATTTGTAACAGGAATCTCTACAAGGGTATCATTTACAACCCCATTGCTAGGATCGTTTACAATAAAGTAAACAGTTCCCAAAGTAGAATCTACTAACCTCCTAGAAGCAACATTCATAGAGTTTCCAGAATGGTTAAGTCTTACGAAAACTTTCTCTGAAGATGTGGGAAACTTTGCAATACCATTTTGGAAAGGAACTCGAACCCCGACACTCTTTCCATCAATAGTCCAAGCATCTACTGTATAATTTTCGGAATTATTTGTTCCAGTAATTTGCAATTCTTTTCCGAAAGTTTTCCAGGAAATCTTTGGAGAATCTTTTTGAGAAGTTTTTACGGAAAGATTTGTAGTTCCTGTAATAGTATACTTTCCATCCTGAGAAACATTTCCTACAAGTCCTGTCGATGTTACTACAGAAACCGTTGCGCTTCTCGGTGTTTGAGATAAATCAATCTGCCCGGAAATATTTACGTCAGCAGCTTTAGAAAGCCCTGCCAGAATTAAAAGACTCAAAATTAGACTTTTCATATTGTTCTCCTGTTTTAGATATTTATTTTTTAAGAACCAGTTTAGTCCTTTCTAAGAATATAATCAAAGATGGTTCGTTTGTCAAGAACTTTTTGAGATTTTTCTAAATAGTTTTGAAGAATTTTTCCGAAAGGGTTTGAAAAAATGATAGATGGTCTTTCAAAAAAACTTGACACTAGCTTTGAGAATGATTTTTCCGAACCTGCACAAGAACGTTCAGTGATGACTAGTTTAACAGATTTAGAAAAACAGACTGAGAAATATAATAAAAATAAAATTGAAATTCAAGATGTAGATATAATTAAAAAAGAATTAGTTCAATTATTAAATTCTGCCTCGATGGTTAAAAATATTGTTGAAAAAGAATTGGCCCGTCCAGGTTTCTCGGCAAGTATGATCGAGTCTTATTCAATTCTAGTATCTCAATGTAAAGATTTGCTGGTAGAATATAGAAAAATGTGCGTTAATGTTGCCGATCTAGAATTAAATGTATTAAGAGCAGAAAATTCATATCAAATACGCACTGGAAACATTACGCAAAATATTCAGAACAACAATACATTCAATCTCTCTTCAAATGAACTTGACAATCTTATTTCAAAGTCTATTTCAAATGCTAAAGAAAACAATCAGCTAGACGCTATTGAAGTAGATTTCGAAGTAGATTCTCAGATAAAATAGATAAAACTATTCAGAATGATTTTAATCTCCATAAATATTTCTAAAATGTTTCCAAGGATTTTTCCAAATGGCTTTTAGAAATTTTTATTTAATAGAATCTGAAAAACTTGCCGAAAGTAAATTCAATTTCGCGAATTTAGATTCTTTAGAAACATTTGAAGAAAAAATTAAATATTGTAAAGAAAATCTAAATCAAATTGGAAAAGGCTCATCAAGATTAGTATTCAACCTTTCTAAAAATTCTGTATTGAAATTAGCCTGGAACGAAAAAGGCTTACAACAAAATCAATTAGAATCATCCGACCAAATTCATAAACTTTTTGGAGATTTGGTTCCAGCTTTAAAAAGGAAATGTAAAGGCGCGGAAATTTATTGGATAGTTATGGAAAAGGCCAAGCCAGTTGATGAAGAGACTTTCGAAAAGATTTCTAAAATACCTTTCAAAACTTTTCAAAAAGCTATGAAAGAAATGAAATTAGTTAATTACAAAGAAAAGAAAGATGTCTCAGAAGAAACTAAAGAACTATTAAAAACTTCTCACTTCTTAGATTTGGTTCAGGATTTAACATTCTCTTTAGGATTACTTGTCGGTGATGTAATTAAAACGTCCTCCTGGGGAACGATTGGAAATAGATTAGTTATACTTGATGTGGGTCTTAGTAAAATAATCTTTAACAGTCTATACAAAAAACATAGGAAATAAATTATGTCATTTAAGAAATTTTACCTAAAAGAAGATGAAGAAAAGTTTAATAAAGATTCTATAGATACTTTTCAAAGTTTTTCTAAAAAGGCTCAGTATGTTGCTAGATTCTTTCCTAAGATTGGTCAGGGCAGTTCTCGTATAGTCTTTGATATGGGAGACGGAAATGTATTAAAGCTTGCTAAAAATGTAAAAGGATATGACCAGAACAATACAGAAGGTGATTGGGGGAATGCAAAAAATGTATCCCGATATTATTCCTGAATTGATTGATAAAGATGAAGAAGATGATTGTTCTTGGTTAATTATGAAAAAAGGAACCAAGATGACTCCAAGTAAGTTCCAAGCTCTTTCGAAAGTTTCTTGGCAAGATTTCACAAAAGCTATTTCCGAAGCTGATTTAGATTATCGTGGAAAGATTAAAAAAGAAAACATATCAGAAAAAACAAAAGAAATGTTGAATGATGAAGACTCTATAGTATATCAAGTCGTAGATTTAATGATAAACTTTGATATGCCTCCTGGAGATATTTGTAGATTAGCTTCTTGGGGGGATTTTAATGGAAAAGCTAGGTTACTCGATTTGGGTTTTAACGATACGGTGCTGAATACACATTATCTCCCAAAGAAACGCTAAATAATTTCATGTCATTCAAACACTTCTATTACAAAGCTAAAACAGACAAACAAGAAATCTTTGAATCAGTCTTTGAGAAATATTATTCAAAAGGCTATTTCGGAAAGATTTCTAAAAATGTTATTAAAGAATCTCAGCAAAAATGGTATGATAAGTGGTTACTGTTGCTTGAAGAAGGTGATAAAGACTCTCTAATGTTAGTTCTTGAAAACAGAGATAATATGCTTTCAAGAGAATGGTTTGATGAAATTTACGGCGAAAATATTTTAGAAGCTTCCAGAAACGATATAGAAGAAAAATTGAATAAGGTGTTTCCGTGAGCTTCAAACTTTATAAAAAACTAATGGAAGAATCTGAATATAAATTTCCAGGACTTTCTAAAGTTGGTTATGGAATGAGAAATAAAAATACTCATGAACTTTTAAAAATGTTTTCTTTAACACATTCCTACACAGAGATGAAAGAATGGAACGAAACCCACGAAGAAGAAATTAACTCTGGAGAATGGTTAGAAACTACAGAACTAGAAGAAAATGGTAAACGAAAATTCAAGTTTTTCAATAGTGATAAAGTATATGACGCACCTGTTGGAGAAAAAGATACTAGAAAAAATTTTATGAAACTTTCTCATTAAACTTTAGAAAACTTTTTGAAATAATTTAAGGAAATATATGGCGAAAAATGCTACAAACTTTCAGAAAGAATTGAACGTAATGCTTGTAGATAGCTTTTTTGAAGATTTTAAGAAAATAAGAGGCGTAGAAGTTTTGCCAGATTTAGAACAACTACATATAGGAGTAATTTATAAAGGCCGTGTGAGAATGCATGTCCAAGTATTTTCGAAATATTTTCACGTAAACCATTTTAATGAATGGCACCAAGTTTTTGACGAGGATGATTTCTACTTTGCCTACGATTGGGATATAGAAAATTTCAAAAGTGTTTTAGAAAATTGGACGGCAGTTTTTAAGAGCATGAAGAAAACTTTGGTTAAACGTAGGAGAATTTTGAGGAGACATTGAAAATAGTTCTTGACAACATGTATTAAAAATGATACGATATTGTTGGGGGTTACTTATGACAAAAAATGCAGGAAAGTTTCAAAAAGACATGAACTTGATTTTGATAGAAGGTCTTTTGGAAGAATTGAAGAAAAATAGATATGCAAAGTTTGATATAGATTATGAAGATCACCATATAAAAGTTTTCTATAAACATGAAATACAATTTTCCGTAAAGGTTTTTCAAAAATATTTTTTAGAACTTGGATATGATGATTATGGATATTGTGATAGAGAGGATAAATATTTCTTTGATTGTCCTTGGGATATTGAAATGTTTGAAAAGTCTATGTCATTTCAGATAGAGTTTTTTACAGCTATGTGACGAAATTTTATAAAGCGTAGAAGACTTTTAAGACGCCATTAAAGTTTACTTTGTTGAAGATTTTTCTTGAATTTTCAAAAAATTTACATAAATAGTTCTAGAAAGGTTTGAATGACCTTTTCAAAAAACTATGTAAGGAAATTTTCGAAATGAAAGAATGTAACTTATGTCACGAAATTAAAGACGAATCTCATTTCAACCAAATTACAGATTATGAAAATTCAGACAGTGATGTCGAACGATATGTTTGTTTAGAATGTATTGAAGAATTAAAACGAACCGGATTTGTTAAAAAACGATATAATAAGACAAATAAAGTATATAAAAATCCAACTGTATATAAAGTCTTGACTTCCAAACAATGCAATACTTGTCATGAACATAAATTAGTTTCAGAATTTCATAAAAATAAACGGCATTTGGATGGGTTAGAATCTAATTGTAAGGTCTGTTGTGCTCATTATAATAGATTGTATAGAATTGCTAATAGGGCTAAAGTTCTTGCTCAAAAAAGATTAGCGTATTGGTTAACTCCTAATCGTTTAGAAGTCCGTGCAAAATGGAGAGAAGAAAATCGAGAAAAAATACGTGGTTGGGATAAATCTTATCATAAAAAACATAGGGCACGAAAAACAAGAAGAGACAATAAGTATAGAAAAAATAGAAGAGCTAGAGACCCTATTTTTAAAGCTTTTTATAATGTCAGAGGAACCGTTAATACATATGTAAGACGTAATTCTATTGGCGGTAAACAGTTTCATACATATCAATATATAGACAAATCTGTGTTTGAAAAAATAGGAACTAAACCATTTGTTGGGTTTGCGTTAGATCATATTATTCCTTTAAGAGTCGGTAATCCGCAAAATGTGGAAGATATGAAAATGCTACATTTGCCTGTTAATCTTAGGTGGATTCCTGGAGATATAAATGGAATAAAAAGCGATATAATTTATTGGAATTTAATTGAGCACAATGAAGAATTATTAAAAATAGCAGATTATTTTAAGATAACAAAAGATGATGATAGAAAAAGAGCACAGGATTTGTTTCCTATAATCGATTATGTTTTTGTTGGAAGAAAATAATGTATCAAGGAAATCCATCGCTTCGCGCTGCTGGAGAAAAGGTAGTAATCACAAAAGAGCAAATAGACGAATATGTTAAATGTAAAAATGATATAATATATTTTGCGGAACATTATTTTTACATTCAAACTATTGATGGTGGCAGACAATTAGTAAAATTGTATGGGTATCAAAAAAAAGTATTAAAAGCTATGTCAGACCCCCCAAATGGCAAAAAACATATATGTCTTCTGGCAGCTAGGCAGGTCGGGAAGGGGATGATGACTAGTATTTTTCTTACTCATTATTCTCTATTTGAAAAAGATGACAATATTATTATATTAGCAAACAAAGAAGCAACAGCCAAAGATACTTTGGAAAAAATTAAAATAGCGATTCAGAAATTTCCTCTATGGCTTCAAAAAGGGGTTGTTAATGGCGGTTGGAATAAGAATTCTGTTCAGTTTGAAAACGGAATGACTATTTTAGCTGCTTCTAGTTCGTCAGATTCTGTCCGTGGAAAAACTTCAGGATTAGTTTTTCTTGACGAAGCAAGTTTTGTGCCACCGCATATCTGGGAGCAATTTTGGAATTCTGTTTATTCTATTATGTCATCTGGAAAAAAATCAAAGCTTATTATGGTATCTACGCCAAAAGGCTTGAATCATTTTTATGAAATTTATTCAAAGGCAGTTAAAGGAGAAAACAATTTTTATCCTATTAAAATAACTTGGAGAGACCATCCAGATAGAGATGAAAAATGGGCAGAAGATACAAAAAAAGATATGACAACACAAGCGTTCCTTCAGGAGCATGAGGGCCAATTCCAAGGAAGTTCAAATACCTTAATAACTCCTGGAATTTTAGAAAGAATAGATACAAGAACACCAATAGAAAATAAATACAATGGAGCAATGCTGATATATGAATTACCTATAGATGGCTGTGAATATGTATTAGGGGTCGATCCAAGTAGAGGCACTGGTTCTGATTATTCTGTTGTTCAAGTATTAAAAATAAATTCCGAAAAAGATATAGACCAAGTTGCAGTTTTTCGCAATAATGAAACCGACCCAGAAACGTTTGCTGGTATATGTGTGGGTATTTCAGAATATTATAATAAAGCAGAGATGATGGTTGAAAGTAATGATATAGGAGAATTGGTTTGTGATAAGATTTTTTACGAATACGATTGTGACAAACTTATAAATTTCGATAAGAATGGCCTAGGTATTCGTTCTACAAAAAAAACAAAACTGGCAGGCGTTTTGTTAATGAAAAAATATATAGAAAATGGTTGGCTTCAGATAAATGATATGAAGACACTCTATGAACTAAGTAGATTTGAAGAGAAAAATCCTGGAGTTTGGCAAGCAATTGGACAAAATGAAAATGATGATACTGTTTGCTCTATGTGGATTGGACTCTACTATCTAATCTCTGGATTTTACGACGCAACAACTAATGCAAAAGATTCTGGGAAATCAAATAAAGGTTCAGATGAAGACGTTCCAACATTTCTAAGTTCGGAAGATATTCATTCAAACTTTTTCGGAAATGCTTTTTCAAATGATTTCCAAAACCCCCAAAATGATGGCTCAGGTTTCCAAAACTCCCAAAACAATGATATCTATTTCGGAAATGGTTATAACTAAATCCTTAGAAATTTATAAATACTTCTAAAGAAAAATTAGCTAAATAATTTTATAAAATTCAGAGGTATCAAAATGGCTGTAGGAACTTATCCAGGAATTTATTTACAAGAGGTGGACAATTCAAATGTTCCGAAAAATTCCAATGCGTATTATGCAGCGGTTTTAGGAAGGGCGTTTCAGGGTCTTCCAAATTCAAAAGTTTTAGTTCAGAGTGAATCAGAATTAGTTCAGACATTTGGAATTCCTATGGTGTCTGGTTCTTATCCGTTGGTTTCTGCAATAGATTATGGAATTTATGCGGGGATAGAAGCTTTGAAAGAGACCACAAATCTTTATTATGTTAGAATTACTGATGGAACCGAGACCTATGCGAATATAACTGTTCCTACTGGTTCTGCATCTGCGACATCTGGAACGGTTAGCGTAGTTTCTGCTGCGGCTTCTACTGCATATCCTAACATTGCTGGATATCCTGATGGAAACACATCTAACAACAATTATGATTTAAGTGTATATAATGGTGTTCCTAATGGATTGAGATTTGCTGCACTTGGTCCTGGTGCTGCTGGAAACAATATTGCCGTGGCTGTTTGGACTCCTGTGATTTCTTCTACTGGATTATCTGGACTTTACGATTGGGCGAACAAATATGATTCTTCAACTATTTCGTCTGCTTCCACAAAAGTTGCGAGTAGGGTGTTTAAGGTTCAGGTTTTTACAAAGCTTTCCAATCAGAATTTCGATACTACTTGGTGGTCTGCAACTAGTTCTGCTCCGGTAGAAACTTGGTATGGGTCTACAAATTTTATGGACACGGATCCTAATGGAAATGATTTATTCATACAGTCTGTTATAAATGGAAATTCAAATTATGTTTATGTTACTAGCAATAAGACTGATGGAACTCTTCCTGCTTATACTACTACTGCTTTTGGGTTAGTTGGTGGGAGTGATGCTACAAGTCTTTCTCCGATCAATACTTCAACTGTTTGGAATTTGTTTGCTAATAAAGAAACGGCACAAATGGATGTAGCTGTAGTAATTCCTAGAACCAAAGATTCATATTCTGATTCTAATGAAGTTGCTGCATTAGCTTCTTTGGCTGGCCAGCGATTAGATTTTACTGGATACATTCAAGCATCTTCATTAGCATCTACTTCAGTAAACGCAATTGTTCAAGATAATTCAAATGTTACGGTCGCATCTAATCCAAGTTATTTCGGAAAATATGTAGGATGGAATTTGGTGTTTGATAGATATAATTCTTCTAGAGTATATTTGCCAAATGCGATTTATGGTGCGGAAGTTTCTTTAAGAGCTAGTCGTGTTGGTAATCCTTGGGATGCGCCTGCTGGAATTTCTGTAGGACAACTTCCTTCTGGAAAACAAAATGTTAATTTAACTCCATCTCAAGCTGGACCACTTTACAATCAGTATAACTTGAATACTGTAAAATACATAAATGGAACTGGTGGTGTTATTTGGGGGCAAAAGACTGCGCAGCTACAGGCCACTGCTAGAGACCGTTTGAATGTAAGAAAGATGTTAATTTACGTAGAAGATAATATTGCATCAATTCTTAATGGATTTTTGTTCACTGGAAATACATCAAAGGCGAGAGAGAGAGTAAGTTCTTTAATAAATTCTTTCTTGGCCAGTGTTCTTTCTGGAAGTGGTGTTCAAAGTTATAAGGTTGTTTGTAATGATTCTAATAACACTTCTACAACAATTACACAAAATATTCTAAATGTAGATGTGTATATTCAACCAACATATACGATTGAGTTTATTAGTTTAACTGTAACAATTTCTTCGGACAATGTTTCCGTGAGTGAGGGATAAAAAATGGCTGGTGGATTATATATAGAAGGAAGAAATATTAAGAATTTTTCTGATATTCAAAGGACATATAATTATGAAGTGACTTTCGTAAATGCTGGTTCTTTGATTGGTTGGAAAGATGATGACATTACTTTACGTGCTCGTTCATTTACCATTCCTCAACGTGGTAATGAAGCCATAGAATCTAATTTTGGTGCTATGAAACAGTTCTTTCCAGGCAAGCCAACATTTTCCAATACTTCAGATATCACGTTTGAAGAAACTGAAAGTCAGAATGTTGCTACGTTTTTATATGCTTGGCAACAGAAAATTTTTGACATTACTGCTGGACATTCAAAATATGTAAAGAAGCGTGGAACTAATGCTGCTAGTAATGTTGGCGGAGATGGTATTGTAGACCAAATTATAATCACTGCTTATAAAAATGGTGGAAATACTTCTGAGATGACTGCGGAACCAAACAAGTATTATCTTTACAATGCATGGTTACAAAATGTTGCCGAAGTTAATATTGATTATAATCAGGCTGCAGATTCGGTAAAGTTTAACGCTACTTTTCAATATGATTTCTGGGTATATTCTTCAACAGACCCACAGATTGGTAGTGGAACAACTTCTACTCCTACAATTACTTCAGAAACTTCACCATAAAGAGGTAACATAAGTGGCAGACAACGGCCCCTTAACAAAAGCTACTGGTAGTTTTTATATAAGTAAAACAATCCAAAGATCCTACAATTATGTGGTTGTCTTTGAATTGTCTGACTTGGGATATTTAGGAATTGGAACCACAAATCTTTACAAAGGTTCTTATTACGCAACATCTATAGAAATCCCTAATTATGAATTCAAAGATGAAGAATATAGAATAGGATCTTTCGTAAAAACCTTTCCAGTATTAGAGCATCATGGTTTTGCATTTACCATAAAGTTTGAAGAAGATGACCAAGGAACTATTCAATTTTTGATAGATGTGTTAACGAAAAGGAATATTCGTTCTGATGGATATTATCACAAATATTCAGAAACAGTTTTAGATAGAATCGTGGTAGATGTTTATAAGCCTGATGGAACTAGAATTTATAGAAGAAGTTTTTTAAATTGTTATTTTCTAAAAAGCTCTACTCCAACTTATTCATATAATACTTCCGAAAAAATAGAATATGATATTACGTTCAAGGCTGACCATTTTCAAACAGATTATGAAGAAGCTGTTTTAACCGACCCTAATTATTCTTATCCAGAACCATCATAAATAATTCTAACAATTGAGGTAATATAAAAATGGTTGATAAAGTTAAAAGACCTAGAATGGTTGATGTAGATGAAGTAGTTGAAGTTCCGAAAGTTGTAGAGCAAAAACTTGAAGATAATTTTTTCCCGATTGAAGATCTTCCTTCTCGCTATAAGTTGTATCCAGAAGGAACCAAGATTTTCGGAAGAACTCTTAAAGTATCTGAAGTGAAAAAATTAACAACGATGAATGAAAACAATTTCAATGTTATTTTGAAAGATATTTTAACAGCTACTTTAAGGGGTATAGATATAGAGGATATTTGTGTTGCCGATAAAGTTTACATAATATTTTGGTTAAGAGCTAACACATTTAAGAACTCAAATTTCGTTGCAAAATATAGTTGCGATCATTGCGAAACTAAGAATGAATATAAATTTGATTTAGACAGTTTTGACATAGAATACCTTCCGGAAAACTATGACAAAAAGGAACTAGAGCTTTTGAATAGTGATAAGAAACTTACTTTGGATATTCTTAGAATCCGCGATGAGAATAAGGTAAAGGCATTTCAAGAAAATTTGAAAAATGGTTATGGAAAAATTGACGAAGATGTATTAGCAATGGCTTCTGCAATTAAACTAGTAGATGGGTCTCCGGTTTCTTTAAGACAGGCTTGTGAGTTTATAGCATCTTTAGAAAACGATCCTGAAGATTATGCTTATTTACACTCTAAGATTTTAGAAATGGATTTTGGAGTAATTCCTGAGATTAAACATTCTTGTAAGAGTTGCGGCGAGGTTAACAAGATACCAGTTAGCTTTCGACCGGAGTTTTTTCTTCCCAGATATAGGGCTTGATGATATTTTAGAGATGGAGTTTCAACTGAGTCTCCATCTCCATATTCCTTATTTTAATCATTTAGAATTTTTTGAAGTAGAGAAGAAATTTGCTAGGCTTCAAGAACATTTCAAAATGATTTCCGAAAAGACTTCTAAAAAGAATGTAGCGGATGGTTCGAGGTTTTAATATATAGATAAATATTCACATGCCTCCGAATCCAAATGATGCTGCAAAAATACTTAACGAGATATATAAAACTTTAGAAACGCTTTCGAAAACTGAATTAGAAAGTGTAGAGAAGATTTTTGAAGAGCATAAAAAATTATTAGAAGCCGATGATAAGATTAAGAATGCTACTAAGAAATTAGAGGCATTGCAGAAAGAAGAACGAAAGACAGAATTAAAAACCGAGATACAAGAAAAGAAAGTAACGGTTTCTAAAAAAGTTATTTTGAAAAATCTTACGGAAGCTTCTCGAAAACTTTCTAAGAAAGAGTTTAGAATAGGTTTTGATAATTCTTACACCACAAAAGAATTAGGATTAGTTGTAGGGAATTCTCTAAAGTCTTTGAAGAAAATGTTTTCGGAAAAGGATGTCTTCAAAAAATTAGGCTCTAAGCAAATTAGGCTTCCTGGAGATAATTCTTACACCACAAAAGAATTAGGATTAGTTGTAGGGAATTCTATAAAGTCTTTGAAGAAAATGTTTTCTAAGACTGAGGAGAAGCCTAAATCAAATAGTCTTTTAGATTTTACTAGAAAAGAAGAACATGCAGATATACAAGAAGACCAATTACACGTATTAAAACAGATTGATTCTAAGATAGATAATTTGTCTATGGAAGGTTCTGGAAGTATTTTTGATTTTCTTAAGAATGGTATATCAAGTCTTTTAACTGGTGCTGGAGAAGTTGGTGCTGGAGCCGGAGGAGCAGGTGCTGTAGGTCTTTTAGGAAAGCTTAAGGGATTGTTCGGAAAGGGTGCTGGAGCCGCTGGTGGAGCTTCTGAAGCCGGAACCGTCGCTACAGAAGCTGGCGGAGCTTCTAAAGCAGGAACCGTCGCTACAGATGCTGCTGGTGGTTTAGGAGAGTTAGAAGAAATCGGAGAAGCTGGGAGTATGTTGGGAAAGATTGCTACTCCTGCTACTGCGGTTATTGCTGGTGCTGGATTAGCTAGTTATGGTGCTTACAAATATTTCAAAAGCGAAGATAAAGATGATTCTTCTCAGATAGTTCAGCCTAGGCAATTTGGAGGAGATGTTCAGAAAAATTCTCCATATTTGGTTGGAGAGGCTGGTAAAGAATTGTTCGTTCCTGATAGAGATGGTGTTATAGTTCCGAACCATAGATTGTTAAAAACATCTTCGGAAAGTGATTTGGGAAGTTCTTTTGCAATTATTTTGAATGATTTTAAGACAGGGTTTAACAAGAATATAAATTTGTTTGTAGGAAAGTTTAACAATACATTTACAAACCTTGGGAAGAGTATTTCTGATAGGCTTTCCGAATGGTTTGATGGAGTTAAAAATAGTTTGAGAGATTTCGGAGATAAGGTTAAAAACATTCCTTCGTTGATTGTAAATGGCGCTAAAGATATTATTAAGAATGTTGGAGGTGCTGGTAAGAAACTTTTAGGAATTAAAGATAAGAAAGAGCCAACTACAACCACCCCTCCAGATTTTATGAAGTTTAATAAAAAATCTGATAGTAATGTTTCTGAAACATCGGATGTTCTTTCTCAATATAATCCAGTTCCAGATGTTCAAATTCCTAAAATTACTCCTGATATTCAAGCCAATACTTTTCCTGATATGCATGTTCCTAAAGCTGCACCGGAAATTCAATCTAACTATTCTTTGAAAGTTTCTAATCAAGTTTCTTCGGATGATGGTGCATTAAATGAAACATTTTGGATGAAACAATTTCTTCCTACATTTGCATCTGCTATTAAGATTAAAAAAGTTAAAGATTTTTCTATGTCTAGTCCTGTTTCGAGTCCTTTCCTATGATAATAAATCCTAAGTTGATAGACGATTTAGCAAAGACAAATGAAAAGATTGCTTCATTGTTAAAAAAACTTTCCGAAAATAAAGGGATAGAATTAGAAAGTATCTTAAAAGAAATAGAGAACATTAAAGAGAAAAAAGCCAAAGCTAAAAAAAAGAAATTGGTTCCTGTAGACGTAGATAAGAAAATAAACTCTGCTATATCTAATTTTTTAGAATTGGTTCCGAAAGAAAAAAAGAATAACGAAACAGATAAAGTAAAAAGAAATTTAGGAATTACTATAGGTTCCTTTTCCGAATTGTTTCCGAAAAATATTTCTAAAAACTCTTCGGGAAAATCTTTTAAAATAACTTTGCCAAAATTTCCTAAAATATCTTCTCAAAAGTCTCAAATAGATTTTACTAGAAATGATAATGACGATTTTGATATTCAAGAAGAAAAATTGAAGACTTTGAAATCAATCTCTTCCAAATTAGATTTATTGAAAGGTTCTGGAAAAGATGAAAAGAAACCAGAAGAAAAACAAGAGACCGCCTTTGATAAAATTAAGAACCTTTTAGCTGGATCTGCTGTTGGTGGTTTAATAGGAAAATTCGGATTCAAAACTGTAGCAAAAACTGTAGGAAAAGTCGCATCTAAAGTTGTTATGCCGATTATGGGAATTATAGATTTAATTTCTAGAATAAAAGGTGGGATAGCTGATTATAATGCGGCAAAACTTTTAGGAGATAATGTAAAGGCAAATGGTGTAATTTATAAAACTGTTGTTGGTGGTTTTGGAGATTTGTTTCAAGGAGCGTCTGGTTGGATTCCGTTTCCATTAGGTCCATTGTTGCTTGGATTAGGAATGTTCATGAAAGAAACCTCTTCTGATTACGACAGTATAATAGCAGATAAAAGCAATAAAGGAATACAAGACAAACAAAAAGCTGCTTATGCTATGGATAGATTAGACCAAGGAAAGAAATACGGTATAGTTCAATTAAAGCCTTCTACAGATTTAACTTGGCTTTATAAAGATTATGATTCAGATGATTGGGTTCCTTTGTTATCTTCTGATGGAAAACCTTTGTCTATGCTTTCTGGAAAAGATAGAATTCAACAAGCTGGTTCTGATGATAAAGGGGTTTCGAAATATAAGATTCAAACTGCTAACGGTCTCGCAGATTTAATTTTAGAAAATGGAAAACCTAAGATGAAACTTGGAGACACCATTTCGGAAATAAGTCCTAAAAAAGCTGGAGGAAATGTAAAGAAAGATTCTACATATTTGGTTGGTGAAAATGGTCCAGAAGCTTTTCAAACCAACGAAGCAAAATCTAAAAACGAATCAGAGTTATTTAAGAATACTTTTTCGGAAATCAATTCAAGCTTTAAGAAAATAGTTTCTAAAATAAATTTCGAAAAGTTTCTTCAAGTATTTACTCCAGAAACACTCACATATAAATTAGTAAATGTTACAGAAAATATAGAAAGGGGTGTAGGAAAACTTTCTAAAAGTGGTTTCCAAAAGTTAATAGATTTTTCTAATGTTTCTAAAAATCCAGATGATAGATTCAAAACATTTATAAATCAAGTTTATGCGTTTGAGGGTGGATATGCTAATGATGTTAGAGATTCTGGCGGGGAAACTAAATTTGGGATTACTCATTTAACATACGATGCATATAGAAAGAAAAACGGTCTTCCAAAGCAATCAGTAAAGCAAATGACCAAAGAGGAGTCTATAGAAATATATAGAGAAAATTATTGGTATGGTTCCCAAGCCCCCCAAATCTCTGACCCAAAACTTGCATATGCTTATTTTGATGCTTATATAAATGGACCAGATAGAGCAAATACATTATTAAAACAAGCGGGCGGAATAAATGGAGACGCTAATAAATTTTTAGAATTAAGAGACCAGAAATTTACAGAACAGGCATATCGCAAAAATCAAACTGGGTATCTTTCTGGTTGGTTGAATCGTGACCAGACACAACGAGAAATGTTTGCCGAAAGTTCTCAGAAAGCTGTAGAAATAACTTCTTCGAATAATATCCAAACAGTTGAACCGCCACTTTCGAAAAGAGATGCCGATGCGAATTTCTTGATAAATAAAGTTATACCGGCTCTAGCGGAACATATTAAATTAAATTACGGGACGGAATAATGGCAAGCTTTTCGATATATAATACAGGAAATGGTTCTACAAAAAATTTTCCAGATGCTTCTCAAGAGCAATTGATTACGATTTCTTTGTATGATGAACAAAATTTTTTAAATGATTCCAAATCTTTAGGGACAATTAAAGGGTATATGACGAAAGAGTTTGAATATAATGCTACTGGAAACTATACAAATATTTTTAATAGTCAGTTCGGGTTTTCTAACGGCCTATTAGCAAATATATTAAGAGATGAAACCCAAAGAAACGTTATGAATTATGGGCTGCTTACTAAAAAAGTTTATTTGAATGGTGAATCTCCTGTATTAGATGTTAGTTTCCGATGTTGGGCAGGAGAAGATAAAGGTGACCAGCCAGCTACGTTTAATGATTCCAATGACCCAGTAAAAGTTGCAAATGCTTTAATAGGAGCTACTTTACCAAGAGTTGGTTCAGATAACATATTTAATTCAAAAAGCACATCTGATTTCTTAGGAAATGTTCTAAAAACTGCTGGAAATGTTCTAAAAACTGCTGGAAATGGATATGCCGCCGCAGGTGCTTTAGCATTACAGTCTTTAGGAATAAGCACCTCTGCCACACAAGAAGCAATAGCCGCGGAAAATTCTTCAAACGCTATTATAGATAAAATTGCAAATAGTAAACCAGATGATTATGTTTCTAAAAAACCACCAGTGTGTAAAGTAACTATTGGAAACATTTTCGCAAAAGATATGATGTTTGTTAAGTCGGTTTCTATAAAATTTTCGAAAGAATATTTGCGGAAAGGAATTCCTCTTTATGGAGATTTTGATGTTACATTACAATCTCTTTTTAATGCTGCTACCTTAAGACAAACTGGTAATGATTCAGATGTTACTCAAGAAAACATTTTTGGTTCTGGATTAAATAAAACAAATTCTACAAGTCGAGTTTCTTTTGATAGTTAAGGAACACAATGTCTAATTTATACAATCGTTCAAATTTCATAAAGACTGTAAATGGAGAAAAAGATTTTTTGCTAAACTCTTTTTCGAAATTTGTTTGGAAAAGAGATTTTAAAAATTATAGATTAACTTATGAAGACTATATGCGACCTGATTTGATATCTTTAAAAAATTATGGAACAATAGATTACTGGTGGATAATACTTTTAACAAACCCTAACATAGAAGATATTTGGAACGACATGGCAATTACGGATGACCAAGAGTCAAAATATCCTAATGCTTTAATCCCAAGTGAAATGATAAGTCTTCCTTCAATATTAGACATTCAAGATTTCTATAGTTTTAATAAGAAACAATAAAAAATGAGTGATAAAAAATTCGACCAAAACGTAACTGGTTCTCAATTCAATTTAAGTTTAACTATTAACAACGTTTCCGTATCTCCGGTAAATGTAAATTCGTCAGTTTTACGAGAATGGATTTTTGACCAGATTGTTACATATGAATGCACTTTTATGGACACTGGAACATTCGTAGAACTATCTCCTCTTTATGATGAATGTCCTGTTCAAATAGAGTTCTCAAAAAATGGTGACCTAGACAAAGTCAAAATGGATATGGCAATGAATGCGTGGGAAATTGAAAGAGTAGATGCTGATAATGGCTCACTTTACATAATTCATTTCATAGCTTTTCAAAAAACCACTGATTATTTTTATCCAATTCGTTTTAGACCATTTTCCAATCAAGGTTCTTCAGATGCTTTACAAACCGTTTGTCAAGAGTCTGGAATAAATTTTGTATTAGAAGATGCTTCAAACGACAACCAAACTTGGATCCAGTCTAATGTTTGTAATTACGCTTTCACAAAACATTTAATGACTAGAGCATTTATCCGTCCCGAAGATTTACCTTTATTTTATTTTAATAGAAACAATCAAGCTGTATATTCATCGTTGTCATATAAAACAAATTCTAAACCAAAATTCTTAGCTATTAATAATGACCATGCTTTTATGGATAATGGCAATGATACAACTATAGCAAAAATTAAAGAACAAATAGGAAAAGATTCGGAAACACTTTTTTATAGAACTGGAATAACTTATAAAAACCTTTCTCCAATCCTTAATAAAATGAATGGCTATGGAATTGATTTTACATATTTCGACCACACCAATTTCTTTGATTATTCTCTAAACTTTCCATATGCTCCTTTGTCTAAGTTTGAAAATAAGAATAAAAATAACATTGGAAAATATACTAACGGAATTACTTATAATAGCCTTTCGAAAAATGTTCACGAAAACTATCTCCTAGCTAAATCACAAAACCTATATTTGAAACAAAACTTTTTCGGAAACTATCTTCAGATCACTATCAACCCAAACATGAACATAAATATTGGAGATAAGATTGATGTGTTGATTTACGATAACTTAGGAAGACTTTTGAACGGAACACCAAACGTAGATGCCGTAAACTCTGGAGCATATTTGGTTGGCGGAATTAGTCATGATATTAAAAAGGATGGTTTGTATTCTATGATTTTGACATTGTTTAGAAACGGAACAAATCAATCTAATCTTGCGAATATTCTTTTTGAAGGAAATTTGGTAAACCCATGAGAGAATTTTTAGGAAACTCTTTGCAGGAAACCGTTAAAGAATACCTTTCGGAAAAGGAAGATCCGTATACTGGAGAATACATCGGGATAGTTTTAGATAATAACGATCCTTTGAAAATGGGAAGAGTTAAAGTAGAAGTATATGGAATTACGGATAGTATTCACGTTGAAGATTTGCCTTGGGCAATTCCGGAATTTCCTATGGCGTTTTCTGTAAAAGGTTCCTTTATGGTTCCGGAAATTAACACCCTAGTAAAAATTCGTTATGATGATGCGGATTTATACGAGCCCGTTTATTTTGGAAAAGTTATAGATAGAAATAATCTTAATTTTGAAGCCGACTATCTAGAAAGTTATCCTAATAGTGTAATTTTGTATGAATGTGAAGATGGTAGTTACCAAAAAATAAATAGACAAAAAGGAGAATTTACATTAAAAACTGGTGCTGGATGTTTTTTTAAATTACATCAAGACGGAACAATAAATTTAACAAACAATGCTACAGAAACAGGAGATGTAAATTTTAAGTTTAGAGGGAATTTTACTGTAGATAATAGGCTTGCAAATTATTACCAAATATCTCAAGCAATCTCGGTCTCAGCTTTCTCGAATGTTTCTTTAATGTCTAATGCAGGAATCTCGGTTCAATGTTTAGATGATATTTCTTTTCAAACTAATAGAGATTTTGATATAGAAAATGGCGGAAGAGTTTCTATAAAGACTAGAGAAAAGATTTTGCTATCAACTTTGGAAACAAGTATTCAAACAAACTCTTTTGAACTTTTGCCAGCAACTTCTAATTTTAATACTATAGATGTTTCTGGAATTCCGGGAATAGTTCCTCCGGCGTTTCAAGTAAGTATTGGAAATGATTTGACAAAAGTTTCTACAATGTTCGTAACTCCCGATCCGACTGGAGGACCATTTAATTGTTTGCTTTTCGATCCACTCACCGGAGTTCCACATCAAGGTCGTATAGCAACCGGTGTAATAAATCCGATTGGGTTTGCTATAGATAATGTTCAAGTAGCTGCCGAAATTGCTACACTAAAAGCTAAGGTGGTTGCGAAATATACAAAACGTCAAGCCGATTTGGTTACAACAATGGCTAAGAAATATGCTTCTATAGATTCTCTAGCACAGCTTGTTGTAGCCGCATCAAGCATAGAGGGGAGTTCGATAATTGCCCAACAACAGGCAATAGAACTTTTAGCATTGCAGACCTCTCTAACAGATGCTATGAATCAAGAATTGTCCAACATTGATACTACATATGGAGATTACCTTTCTAAACCACTTTTCGGAACAACTTTAAACATAACTTCTCCAGAGGGTAAGAGAAATATATATAATACTGTTACACTTCCCGCAGCCACTATTACGGCGGCTTTGGATATAACAAATAAAACCAATGCTAAAGATTTAAGTATAGGCGCTGGTCTTTTCACGGAGTAATTAAATGATAGCCGAAACAATAAATGATAAAAATAACATTTCTAATATTCCTAATCCTGTTTTTTTACAAGCGCTACAAATATTAGAATCGGCTGGCTTGTTGAATGAAAATTTAGCTATGGGTAGTCCTGCTAGAATCCTTCCAATCACTTCTGGCGGGATTCAAATATACGATAGTCCAAACGGCACACCAACCGCCTCAGTAGCTTTAGAAACAATTGTAGATGCTATTTCGAGAGCTATTTTAATAGGGTTTCAACAAGGCTTTTCGCAAGGTGTTTTGAAAAGTGATGGGTGCGCGAATATAAGTTTTGTTGTAAACCCAGCAACAGAATTATTATTACTAAATCAAGTCGGTCTCCCTGCTACAACAAATGTTCACGAAGCACTTATAGTTTTGGGGCAGGAACTAAATTTAATTAAAAATGGTTTGTCTAGTTTGGGCGTAGTAATTCCTCCTCAAATTCCTATTCCTACTGTTCCTTTAATTTTAGAATAATTTTGTTAGATAAATATTCCTATGTCAGATAACACACAAACTATTTGTAATGCGTTAAAGGGTGAGTGGTATTCTATAGTTACTTTAATAAACTATCTCGCAACTCTTTTGGATAGAATTAAGGCACAAATCCAAGCGATTATAGACAGAATTAAAAATACTATTATAAACCAAATCATAAACACTATAAAAAGTCTTGAAGAGAATATAAGTAGCTTGTTAGGATTGAGAGCAATTGATAGTTCCAAAGCCCGTGCTGATTTTTGTAATATTTTGTATAAGTGCGAATTCGCGATAGAAATGATTAGCAAATCAATTTCTCCAGAGTTGTATAATGAAATTTTCGGAAGCCATCCCATAAACGGAATAGACTTGTCTAAATACGGAATAACCACGGAGTTTAACAGTAGGTATGAATTGTTTGAGTATGTTTTTTGCCGCCTTTCGCTTCAAGGAATTCTGCAAAGTATTACTGATACTTTAATAAACAATATCTTAACATTTATAAACAAATTTACGAAATACTTTGACATAAATTTTTGGTTGGGGAATACGTTTATTGGTAGACAACTTTTATTATTGATTGCCGAATATGATGCAATTTTCAATAATACTATATTACCATTTATGAATAAGCTTGGAATGTTTTTAGAATGTTCTTTTAGCATTTGCGATTTTAAAATGAGCACCCAGAATTATATGGAGAATTTTGCGAATGCCTATAAAGCCAATAGAGATGCTACGAAACCAGTAGGAAATCAATGGTCTATAACTAAGGAAGCACTTTACGCAGATCTTACTCAAAGTTTTTCTCAAGCTAATTCGGAAATGGTTACTTTCAATAATACTCTAATGGCTCCTATAAATGGTGCTTCAACAATTTTCAAAATTACACCAAACAACACTCCAGCGCCATCCACTCCAAATTCTAATCAAACTCTTCCATACAATAGCGATGAATTAGCAACCATTAAAAATAATCTTGCAAATAGAAAATCTTTAATGACTCCAGGCATAACAGACGGAACTCCAGTAAGAATGGTTATTAGATTGTCTTCTCCAAACTCTTCTGAGGTAGATTAAAATGAATTTATATGCCAACGAATATGCCTTAGATATCGCGAAGAAAGTCATATCAGACGTAGATGCATTAGACCTACAAGCCATTTCACAGTCAATTGAGTCGATACTTATGACGGAACCCAATGAAAGAATATTTTCTCCAAATTACGGTTCGTTTCTTTCCGGAATAGTTTTCGAAAGTCTTACATCAAATTCTGCTGAAAAGTTGCTAGATGCTATTATAAATTTAGTAATAAAGTATGAAACAAGAATTACCGTGATTTCTAATTCATGTTCTATGCAAATTTCTCAAAGTCAACATTCTCTTACTTTAACTTTGGTTTATTATTTGAATGAAGACCAAACTCCAGGAAAGTTTACAAAAAAGATTGTTTTCTAATGAACATAATTATTGTTCCTTCTCATAATCAAGCAGAGCATATTCCGAAAATTGTTTCTGGATATGAGAACCAAACCATTCTACCAGACCTTTTGCTTTTTGTTTTAGATAGGTATTCCGAAAAAATTCAAGAAATCTTTTCCGAAAAAATCCTAGTCAAATATCTTACAAAAACTACTGGAGAGAATTTTTCGGCTGGGTTGACAAGAGATTTCGGAATAAATTACGTTCAAGAAAACTATCCAGAATATCAAAACATAATTTTCTCAGATGGCGATTGTATACCTTCGGAAAAGTTTTTAGAAAGACATTTGGAAAATCTTAATCAAAATTTTCCTATAGTATCTTGCGGGAAAAGATTTAAGCAAGACATAGATGGAAATTGGGAAGATGACGAAAGGTGTAATAAAAAATGGGTAAATGAATATTCTTTCACAAACAAAAATGGAAGAATGATTGTAGCAAATTATTTAACGTTAGAAACCATTTTTACTTATTCTTGTAATCTAGGATTTAATAAACTTTCTATAGAACTTTGTCAGGATGTTAATGAAAAATTAGGAAGTGACAAGAGAGTTTTCAATATTTCTTTCGATGGGAAGTGGGGAGGAGAAGACAATTTTATTTCGCATATTCTTTATAGATGTGGTGGATATATTTTATTAGCCTCTGAGGATTGTTTTGTAAATCATTTTTATCATCTAGAACAAAAGAAGAATCATATAGAGAAGAATAAAAAACTTAAAGACCTTTCCAAAAAACTTGAAGCAATGGTTTTATCCGGAGTTTTCGAAGGTCCTGTTCAAAATGTTAAAAAAGGTTTGTGGATTTCTTTTGGGCTACATGAGAAAAATAATATTAAAAACATAGTAGATATAGAAGGAATTGATTTTCGTGTTTGGAATATTTTAGAATGGATTTCGGAAAAGTATTCTAAAAATTATAAAATAGTTTTTAAGAATTTTTTGACGAATAATAGAAAGGAAAGTTTTTTAGGAATCCATTGTAAAGACATTTCTGATTTTGATATACATTTTTATAAAGAGTTTTTAGGATATTTGAAGTTCTATTTTCGAAATGGTGAAGTGATTTTTGAAGATGATGTAGAGAAGTTTGAAATGAAACTTTTCGGAAACTCTTTCTTAGATTATAAATAATTCTATTGAACAAGGATAATAAATGGCCACGAACAACATTTTGAACTACACTGGACTAACATATAATGAAATGAGAGATTCTGTAATTTCTCGTTTAGCTCAAGATAGTCGATTTGCTAATTATTCTCAGTCTCAGTTGTATAGTGTAATTTCGGAAATTTTCTTAGCGGCTACTGATATGACTAACTTTTATATTGACCGTAGAGCTAATGAATCATTTCCTTCTACAGCACAATTAAGAAGTTCTATTGTAGAGCTTTCGAAAATTCTTGGATATGTTATTCGAAGACCTATTCCGGCTACTACTTCAATTAACATCAATATAAATTCTATTCCTAATGGTGCTGCCGCTGGTCAGGTTATAACTTTTAAGAAATTTTCTCAATTTACTTTTAATGGGCAATCATTTTTGCTTCTTCAACCATTGCAGTATATTTTAACTCAGACTGATATAAACAATTTCGCTAATCCTAGTTTCTTTTTAACATTTAAGTATTGGTCTTCACAGCCTGGGTATAACTATCAATTATTTTCTACAGAGTTAATTCCTCAACAATACCAGAATACTATCCAATTGGTTCAAGCATCTCAGAAAGTTTTCACTATAAACAATAGCCAAACCCAAGCTGACCAGAGGTTTCAATCTTATCAAATTCCAGACGTAACCTTTAGTAATTATTTTGGAGACCAAGATTTTGGGTTTGACGCCGATACAGGAAATATTACATTAACATCAAATATGACTAGAGTTGCTTGCGGAACAGATTCAAATGTATTTTCAAATTCCAATGGAAGAGAATTTACAATTGATAGAAGGTCTTTCTTAAACAATTATACAATACCGTTACAAACATCCGCTGGAGCAGGTCAGGACATTCAGTGGTGTGTTTTGTCAACCAATTTAGACGATACCGTTCAATTAAAATTTGCCGATGATGTGATTGCTTCTATCGGTGCTACTGGAAATGATAATGTTTACGTTCAATATCTTTCTACATTAGGTTCTGCTGGAAATACTGTTGGAGTAATTGGAAGAAGTATTCAATCTCAAGCAAATTCTTTTGGAAATGGAAATACTTTTACTACGTCTAATATGAAATTTACATTAGCATCAAATGTTGTTGGTGGTGCTGATATAGAAAGCATAGATTCTATTAAAGTAAATTCTCCAGAAATTTTTTATAGTCAGGATAGATGTGTTACTCCTAGAGATTATGTAAGTTATTTAAAAACGCTGACAATTATGGGAAGCCAAATTGAAAATGCTATTACTTTTGGAGAACAAGAAGAAACCAGAGATAATACATATAAAGTTCCTAATATAAAGATGTTCAATACTGTATTATTTTCGGTTCTCCCAAATCTTTATTCTCAACTTAACGGAAAATATGTAGGTGTTAAAGATGATTCAAATGTGTTGCTAGTAAATTCTACATCTAATGATTGGTTCAATTTAATGGTTCTTTCAGATTCTTCTACGCCTTTGAAAGATCCTGCTATAAATTCTTTAATAACGAGTAATTCAGACTTGGCAACAATTTATTCAAATCTTTACACAAGGTCTATGATAACAATTAAAAACATTTATGTAACACCAGAGATAAGAGATTTTCAATTAGCCGGGAACATTTATCTTAATCCTTTGGTAGATATTCCTAGCACATATTCGGCAATTACGGATGCTCTTTATAGTTACTTTAATAACTCTACAAATTTTAATTCTCCAGTATATCTTTCCGACGTTATAGATGTTGTTCAAAATTTTCCACAAGTAAATCATGCGAATCTTTCTTTTCAACCTAATATAAACCCAAACCAATATTATCTTTATACTACAAATTCAGCAGCAGAGATGCCAAGCATTTCAGCAATTTTTCCAAATGTTCCTGTAGGGTATGTGTTCAATTCTTCTATATCTTCTACTGGACAATGTGGAGTAAGAGAATATTCGGTTTCTGGAACGGATGATATAGTTTCTTTTTATCAGAAGGCAATTATTCAAATCAATAGTCTTTCGGCATATTCTCAAAATACTTTAAATGCCATTTGCTGTCTTTTGCCGAAATTAGAATTGAAAATATATAAGTATGATTCTACAACTGTTAGAACAGAGATTATTTGGCCAAGCACTAATATGGTAAATGATGATAGCTGTGGTGTTACTTATACTTCTAATGGCAATGTAAATACTTCTTTCGAACCATCTCAAAGAAATCTTTATCTAGGATTTTTACAATGTTTTTATAACAATATTCAATTATTGCTTTCACAAGACACTTCAACGAGTAATTCAAATACTGCCGCAAGTTTAATAAAAACTTTTGATGAGTTTTTGGCGAATCGCGGAAATTGCTTTTGTGCGCTAAGTCAAATTTCTCAAAACCAAAGTTCAGTAACACAAAATCAAACAACTCTTTGCAAACAATCTTTGACAACCGTGAATTTAAAAGAACTTAAATCATTTGTTGACAATGATTTAATAAACATTGCTACATGGTTTAAAAATAGTTTGGAATCACCAATTACTGAAAATTTATTAGATGGTTATGAAAATATAGTAAATTTTTCATTAAGCCATGAGATTCCTCGAATTACTGCCCCAGAATTAAGTCAATATCTATATAATTAAATGGAGAATTTTTTATGCAATTAAATGGGGCTTATGTAAATTTGGGATTGGATAAAAGGTCATCACCACCTACCGTTACGATTAATCAGAGAACAACATCAACAATGTCGTTCTCTTGGACAGCCGTTTCAGAAACAACATCGTATGATTGGCGCTACACTCCAGCGGGAGGATTTGCTTCGTCGTGGACTAACGTATCGTCTAGCATCTTATCCGCCACCGCCACTGGCCTGACTGCTTCGACAAGCTATTTGATAGAAGTCAGAGCCAACGTAACAACTGGTAATGGATTCTCAAGCAGTTCTACATCTGTTGCTACTGGATTTACAAAGCAGGCGTCTCTTGTTCAGGGATGGTCTGGAATGTTTTCTTCGCAGGACTGGAAAGAGGATGCTACGACATCCCCTGCATCTACCGTAATTCCTGTGGCTGGCCGCACTATAATATTTTTCATTCCAAATTGGTATTGCAATCATCAGACTCCTGTTAACAGTCTTTCCGTCATGATTGGTAATCTAACAAGCGCATCGATCAGTGGTTTGAAGATCGCTTACGCATTGATGTCATCCGACGCATATATGACTTCTACATCCGATCCAAATAATGCGGTTACTGGTGACCCATCTACAGGTTACGCCGTCCTTCCCTCTTCAGCGACCGATATTCCGGCAGGGCCAGACAGCATATACTACGATACCAATTGGGAATTGACTACGGTAAACGAAGCATATAAATGGTGTACTCTGCCGTTTGGGTCCACAACCTCTGCGTTCGGTGTTGTACTTAGAGTGTTTATTCCTCAGTTTATATCTGGTAAACAATACGCATGTACGTATGAAGACCACACTTCCGACACGACCGCAGTTAATTCTACAACTTCTATCTTATATATGATTGATAAGGCTACTTGGCCAATCTTAAACGATAGCACGGGAACTAAAGGTATCACAGTTTCGTGGCAGGACGGTGACAAAATAGCATCATTTGATCCGATGAACAGTGGTAATTGGTCCTGGACTCCGGGTCTCGCACTTGGGCGTTATTGGCCTCCTTATTTACACCAACTTCCTATTTTAGCAGCAGCCTGGGGGACACCATGACAACACGTAACATTATCTGGACCAATAGCGACTCAATTGGTCAGGGGTATGGTGATATAAACTATCTCCCAACAATTACTGGCGTCCCGATTAGGTTGATAACGTCTCTTAGTGGTTTTTCTGCATCCAATCCTACGTGGAGTTTGCTAAATCTTGGTATGAGCGGATTTACATCTAGTCAGCACTTCAATCGTTTAGTTCAAATATATAATGGAACACCGTCCAGTCTCCGACCAACGCTTCTACTTTACGATATTTACTCTCCAAATGGTATGTTTACGTCGGCAGGAGTCTGGGATTACGCTAGATTGACCTCTGCTAATGGAGCCTGGGCAACAGCATTATCTGCCGAAGCTTGGTGCGCGACCAATAGCATCGCATTTATACCGCAAACATTCGGAGCCAGTTTGTATGGTCCGTCTGGTCCAAACTTTAGGTTTAGAGACGAACTACTTTATCCAGCAATATCACGCTGGGGATCTAAGCTGCTTAGGCATGATGATATTCTTCAGGATCCTGCTGTTGATCTTGCGTCCCAAGGACAACAATGGCTGGCGTCATATACAACAGATGGAACCCACCCAAATCAAAGCGGTTATGATGCTATTGGGTCCGGAGGTTCTCTTGGTGTAGGTCAAAATCTAGTTACGAGATTTCTTGCTTGTGCAACTGCTGTTGGAGTAACATAAGTCAAAATTGTAATAATTCAAAAGCCGCCATACGAATTTAAGCAACATCGCCGAACTACTTAAATTTCTTAGAAGTTGTTGTAGTCTCTATAAATAATTCCATGTTGAAAGGAATTATAAATGGCTAAACTTAATTTGTTGGTTGCTCAAGGAAGTGGTTTTAATAGTCAGAACAATTTTGACTTATCTTTAGCTATTCAAAATTTTGATACGTCGTCTATTCCCCTTTCGGCAGTTCGCGTCATATCTTATGCGTGGCTTCAAGAAACCAATATAGGGACTCAGTTTACTTCTGGCGTAAACTCTTTAGGAACATTTTCGCAAATATCTTCGGCAGTTGACCCTACGAATGGTCTTCCACAGTCCGGCATAGTTTCTCTAAATCTTACGGCAACTTCCTATAGAGTTTTCCATAACATTATAGATAGCACTAAGATAGCTCCTCAGTTGACTTTGAATGCTCCTAATGGACAGTCTTCGAGCATTGCGGTAGTGGCTTATGCTAATAACAATCCTACATATTTTGATATAATTTTAGATGATGTTGTTCCTGTTCCTGGGTATACGGTTTCTTGGTTTCTTCCAGGAAATTATAACACATATACTAGTTCTGTTTCCTTAACTTCTTCTCCTTCAATATCTATTCAAAAAATTCCAGAATATATTAGAGCAAAGGGAAACAAATACGATAGTCAAATTATAGTATCTTGGCCGAACTCTCCAGCACTTATTCCGAATGGTTTTGCTTTAACTGGAACGGATGTATATTTACAAATAAATCCCGGATTATTTCCTAGTTCTTTTGTAACATCTGCTTGGTATTCTTCTCCAAATTCTACAACACTTTCTAACAATCCTTATTTCATACTTCAGCAATTTAATGGAAGTTCTTGGGTAAACGTTCAAGAATATACTGATGCAAATACTTTAGATACTTTAACTGGACAATTATTAACAGATAGTAATTTTATAAAACTTGTTAATAGTGCTACTGGAAACAATAACTCAGTTTATATTTCAGTTTCTGGAAATAATCCTATATCTGCTGGAACATTTGATTCCGGAGAATTATATATACAATCAAAAGGAAGTGGCTCAGACAACCGTAGAAGGTCTTTAATAAAATTTGATACTTCTGCCATCCCTTCTTCTGCAACAAGTATTAAGAGTGCTGTTCTAAGGATTAACACAAATAATTTAACAAATGCTTGGAACTATCCTACTACGACTGGTTCGGTTGCGGTATATCAGGTTTCTTCTTCTTGGGTAGAAAATCAAGTAACGTGGGGGCAGAGAAATTCTTCCGCAACTTGGGTTACTTCTGGTGGAGATTATATAAATTCTCCTGCTCTATGGATAGGAAATTCTAATCTTTCTAATTCGTTTACTTCTTCTACTTCTGCAAATCAATTTTGGATGGATTTTGATGTAACAAATATCGTAGACAATTGGAGGCAAAATCCAGCAAACAACTTTGGATTTTTAGTAAGTCTTTTCGATAGTGGTAATGAAAATAACACTTCAAATATTTCTATAGGATTTAATTCTGGTAGAGTTTCTGGGTCCGGTCCAATTGCGGCATATCCAGAATTATTGATTTCTTATAATTCTTTGAACACCTCTGGTCCAACTCCTTCCGCTACTATAACATCGCCATCTGCAAGTTCTGTAATTTTTAATCCTACATTTACTATTCAGGCATCTACAAGTATTTCCGGAGGTTCTGTAGAAAGTGTTGGTGCATATTATAGAGCAACCAATTCAGTAAGTCCTTATCAATTTTTAGGAAGTCTTTCTCAAACAACTTTAGGAAATTGGCAGAATACGTTTACTTCGTTGGTTCCCGGTTCTTATGACTTTATTGTAAGGGCGTTAAGTGATTTAGGAAATTATGGCCAAAGCGATGTTTCTACTATTACATTTACTACATCTCCAATAATAACTGTATCTAGCAATGCTTTGTGTCATTCTGGAAACATTATTATAAATGGGACAATAGATATTTCTAATGGTTCTCCTACATCTGGAAGTATTTCTTATGTTAATTCTTATATTCCTAACGACAAGAAAATTACTTGTTTATTAGAAGATAGATTAAACTCTGGTGTTGTTTGGGTCGGAACTGACGGAAATGGTTTATATAGAATAAATCGTAATACTGGTTCTGTTATAGGATATACTACAGCAAATTCTAGTATAGCTTTCCAAAAAATTTCTGACATATCTATGGATTCTCTTGGATTCATTTGGATTGCATATTCTGGAAATGGTATAGGAACATTTAACTCTAAAAATTGGTCTACACAAAATTCTAATGATTGGTATTTGTTTACCACTTCTAATAGTTCTCTTTCGGCCTATCCTTCAAATGCTACAGATATTTCGGACATTTATATAGATTCTAATGACACAAAATATATTGCATTAACTTGGAATAATGTAAATTCGGTTTTGTCTTTATCTGGAGCTACATTTACAGGCCAATATGTTACGAAATATAATCCAGGAATTTACCCAAGAAAGGTTTTAACAACTTCCGGAAACATATTCGTTGCAACGTCTGATAATAGAATTTCAAAATATACTTCTGGAAGTTGGATAAATTATTCTTTACCTACTTTTCAAAACATAAATGATATAGCCGTAGATACTTTTGGAACTCTTTGGTTAGCCACCGATTCTGGTATAGCCACTCTTTCTGGAAGCACTTTTATAGAACTTAAATCTTCTGCTACACCAATATGGCCGAATGGATTAAATTCTGGTGCAGGACATCTTTCAAATGTTCAAGCAAAGAGTATTACAATAACTTCTGCTAACACTAAAGTAATTGGATTTTCCACAAATAACAATCAATATAATGGTGGTGTTGTAGAATTTACTGGAAATAATTTAGGCTCGGTTTCTTCTGGATGGTCTGTTCTAGATGTCTCAAATTATTCTGGAATGCTTTCTAACAATGTAAACAAAACATTAGTAACATCTTCTGACAATTATCTTTGGGTTGGAACAGATGTCGGATTAAGTGTAATTAACACCACGCCGTTCTCATATACTTGGCAAAACTTTTCGAATAGTTATGTAAATGCTCCTGTAACTATTTCTGGAAATTCTTGGTTCGCAAATGTCGATTCTCCGGTTTATGGAAATACTGGATATAATGTTTCGTTTAATTATCCAGGAAATGTTGTATATTCTAGTTCTTTCAATGTCAATACAGAACAACAAATAGATTTAAGTATTGTATATCCAAGTTCAAATCTTCTAACAATTCAACCAAATGTTTCTCAAAAAGTTCTTGAATATTCAGTAGACAATTATGCAGACGTTTCTAATGGTGATGTTGTTAATGTGTATATTAAAAAGTCATCATCTCCTAATGGTCCTTGGAATACATATTATGCTTTTAACAATTCTTTAGATGAAAAGATTTACGAAAACCAAATTTCGGAAACCTTTAATTATTATCAAGTTCTAGCATCTAATAATAATTGTTCCGCTGTTAGTTCTCCATTTGCTGTATATGCTACTAATCAACCAGTAATAAATTTTACGCCAGTTTCCGGAAATAATTATACAAATAGCATTATAAAAATTTTTGGAAATGTTTCTGATTTAGATTTTAATAATTCTATAACAGTCAACGGAATAACTTATACAGATTCTTTACAAACTGTTTTACCGATTGTTCCGCAATCTCTCGGACGTTCCCATTCCCGTGGATGCCGGGGATTTTTCGCTGATCGACCGCAAGGCGGCGGCGTTGACCCGCAAGCTCATCGCACTCGCCCTCAAAGGCGACCCGACCGCCGATCGGTTACAGGATG